CCTCAAAATTTCTCCGGGGGAATTTTTGAGATTTTGGTCCGTACTATTTGGCCGCTTCTTGCAAGGGCCATAGCACTAATTGTGGTAACGGTGAGTAGCCACACCTCCTTTCTAAACCAATAAAGTTTCTCCTATAAAACTAGGTTAGAAGTGTTATGGTTCTTACAAGAAGTGGTTGAATAGATATTTATTAAGGAGGAAAGTGGTATGAATACTCACCAAAGTATATACAAACAAGACCTCAAAAGTTATATTGGGGGTGATGGTTAATGCCAAAAGCTTCAAGTGCGAAGAAAGAGACTAAACAGCGGCCAGCCATGTCTGCCGAAGCTGTTGAGAATCGACTAATCAATAAAAGTTACAAAGCAGTAGAACAAAGAATCGACAATGGATCGGCAACAGCAGCAGAGTTGATTCATTTTCTCAGGCTTGGATCAACAAAAGAACAATTGGAACTTGAAAAATTAAAAAAAGAAAACGAATTGCTGAAGGCAAAGGCCGGAGCAATACGATCTCAGGAAGAAACTAAGGAGATGTATGAGAACGCCATTAAAGCTTTCAACAAATACGCGGGCCACCCAGAAACACAAGATGAGGATGACTATTGATTAGAAAATATTCAGAGCTAATAACTTATAATACTTTTGTTGATCGATATAATTATTTAAAATTAGCAGGACAAGTTGGAGTTGAAACCTTCGGATTTGAAAGATATATTAATCAAGCACTCTACAGATCTAAAAGATGGCTCGATGCAAGACGAAAAGTTATAATTAGAGACCAAGGATGTGATTTAGGAATTGATGGATACGAAATAGGAGATCGAATAATCGTCCACCATATGAATCCTATTACATTAGAAGATATTGAAGAAGAAAGAGAGTGTGTTTTCGATCCAGAGTTTTTAATTTCATGTAGTTTTATGACACATAATGCGATTCACTATGGAGATGAGTCATTGTTGCCAAAACTTCCAGTAGAAAGAAGTGCAAATGACACCTGTCCATGGAAAACTGGAGGTAGAAATGAAGAAAGACTATAGTAAGATGTATGAAAAGAAGAATGTCGATAAGGTAGATATTAAGCAGGAGGGTTTAAAGATTGATGATGTTGTAGAAACTGAAATCACTCCTGAAGGAACTATCGAAAAGACGGTTGCCGATGTAATAAATGAGGCAGATAATAATATAAAAATAGAAGAACCCAAGAAGAAAGAAGAGAAGATCACAAAACCTTTTATGGTTGAGGTAACAGGAAATCTTAATCTTAATGTTAGAAAGAGTCCTATGGGTGATATAATTACATCACTTGCTCCTGGAGCCCAGGCAAGAGTTCTCGATGCTTCAGAAGATGGAGAATGGTATCAGATAGAATCTCCTAAGGGTTTCATCATGAAGAAGTTTACAAAGAAGGTTAGATAATATGAACGATTCAATTTTGGAATCTGTAAAAAGAATATGTAGTATAGCTCCGGAAGATAATTCATTTGATTCAGAATTAATAATCTTTATTAATTCTGCTCTCATGGTTATATTCCAGGAATGGCATGGTCAAGATAGCGCTGTAAAAATTGAAGACTCTACCACAACATGGGATGATATTTTAAACGAAGATACCGATTACGAAGCAGTTAAGGAGTTAGTTGGTCTTAGAGTTAGACTGATGTTCGATCCACCTAGTAATTCTTCAGTTATGCAGGCCATCAAAGACCAGATAGCTGATTTGGAATGGAGACTATATGCTTGGAAAGATCTTCAGAGGATAGAAGGAAACTAATATGTGGATTAATGAAAACCCAAATCCAGTTAAAAAATTAACCGACGATTGTGTAATAAGAGCTTTAAGCATAATTTTAGAAAAACCATGGGAATTCATATATGACGAGCTATCAGATCTTGGCAGAGAAATGTATGAACCCCCGATTTCAAACACAGTTTGGACAAGATATTTAAAAGAGAATGGGTTTTCCAGAAAAATCATACCCGATACATGTCCTGACGACTGTTATACGGTATGGCAATTCACATACGATCATCCCGAAGGCGAGTATATTTTAGGAACTGGTAGTCACGTGGTAGCAGTAATAGACGGAGATTACTATGATACATGGGATAGTGGTAATGAAGTCCCCATTTATTATTTTCAGAGGAGATAATATGTTTACTATTAAAAAGACTAGCATTATCCTCACACGTGGGGATACATTGAAGGCCGAGATATCAATAACTGATAAAGATGGTAATCCGTATATCCCGGTACCAGGTGATACAATAAGATTTGCCATGAAGAAGCATTATAATGATCCGGATACTGAAGTTTTGATAGTTAAAGATATTCCAATTAACACTATGATACTTCAATTAGATCCAGCAGATACTAAGGATCTTGATTTTGGTAATTATGTGTATGATATTCAGATAACAACTGCTGGCGGAGATGTTGACACATTCATCGCTAAAGCGTCGTTAACACTTACTGAAGAGGTATATTAATGAGCGGAATAATAGGTATCGGCTCCTTAACCGGAGCTTTAAGTTCAGAAGGAGAGCTGGCCGGTACCATATCCGGCTCTAGTGGGTTATCCGGAGGAGTATCCAATGATATATCCCATAAGTCTTATAACGATCTAGTAGATAAACCCTCAATTAATGAAGTTATATTGCAGGGTGATAAGTCCTTTGAGGAGCTTGGTCTTGGTACATTAAGTGACCAGGATATAGACGAAATTATTTCAGAGAATGGAGGGTATAACTAATGCCAGCACAGAATGACAAGTATACAAACGGTAATGGATTAGGATATTTATGGGGCAGGATTAAGGTTCTCATAGATACCAAGATCGTAGATAAGGTTGACAAGGTTACTGGTAAGGGACTATCAACCAATGATTATACCGATAATGATAAGACAAAACTCGTCGGTATTGCAGAAGGTGCTCAGGTCAATGTGATCGAGACAGTTAAGGTTAATGGTAATGCTCAGACTATAACTTCTAAGGCTGTAGACATTACAGTACCGACGAAGACATCTGATATTACTAACGATAGTAACTTCCAGAACGCAACCCAGGTATCAACAGCTATCGATAATGCTATATCTGGTATAACCGGTATAGAGTTTAACTTCGATTACGATACTGTATCAGAGCTTCCCGCAACAGGTGCTGCTGGTACGATATATTTTATACCTGATCAGACATGCTTTGAAGTGACTAGTGATAGTTCCTTTGTTCAGGGTAAGAAATATTTCGAGCTAGTTAATCAGCAGTATGTTCCTACATCGGATGCCAGCATGGATCCTAATAAAACATATTATACTCTTAAGTCAGGACTTAACACATATGATGAATATGTATGGTCAACGGCTAAAAGTTCTTATGAGATGTTTGGTTCGGCGGCTATCGATACGACGGCTTTTTGGTCTAAAACCGATTTAGTCGCTCTCACAACTGCTGAAATTGATGCTCTTACACCTTATACTTCGGGTTCATAATAACAAAAGGAGTTATATTTATGGCTACTAAATTTGTAGATAGTGATGGTGTAAGTCGTATTTGGACACGAATTCGGTCACTCATTTCTGCTATGACTGGTCCTGGGTTAGGTAAATGGACAGCAACACAAAATAAAGTCATAGGCGACACAAGCGTATCATTCACAGATAGTGCTATATCTTCGACTAGTACTTTAGATTTATATAGTGAAACAGCTAGCGGAGAACCAGTTAATTATAATACTCAGACTTTATCTGGAACAACTGTTATCTATACTTTTGATGCTCTTACCGAGGCTACAACATTTAAATTGTGGATCAGAAACGTATAAGGAGTGTTTTCATGGCTTTTCAAAGATGTTATAAAGCAGGTGGCGGTAATATTCCATCATTTTATTGGAATATAGCATCTCCTATCTATACACAATACAAAAAGAACGATACTGCAACTTCTACATATACAGCATCTGAAAGTTGTAGAGTTTTGGTTTTTAATAGTGAAGTAATTGATGAGGCTGGAAGTGGCCATTCTACAGAGGCTAACATAACAACAACTGGAACAGTTATAAAAACTGTATTAAACCAAACAACGTTTGATGGTGATAGAAAAATTCGAGATAGCGAAACAAGATTATCGCTAATTGATTTAGAGGCTAACGATACAGTTACAATATCTAATAGCAGTAGAACTACGTATATTAATAAAACACACATCATATGGGAGGCTGACGGAATAGAAGATATATCTGAATCCTCTTATTATGATGCGATTGTAGATTCTAATAGAGACACTACTAAATTATATGGTATTAGTAATGGAACATATCTTTTATTATCACAAGAAGTATGTGGGGCTGATGTAGGATGCACAGCATCTATAACTGGTCCAGGCATTTTATCTGGATATTCTAATATTGCAACTAATAATTCTATTGCTGTAGCAGTTGCATCTGGAACATCGATAGAAACCCTTTCAACCGGAAACGTTAGTAACTATGTTTCTACTATTTATGGAGCATGGAGAATAACGGGAACGGGACAAATGCCAAACATTACTCCGAGCAATTCAAATCCAGCAGAGTTAACAGCTAATACTCCGGTAAATCCATTAGCAAATGGATATGCGATTGAGAGCTATTCAAAAATTGGACTATTTAATACTACTCCCCATACTCTTAATAGTGGGGAAGTATATTTAGTAAGGAATAGTGGAGTAGCAGTAGGTACTATGGATGACATAACTCCTAGTAATGATTCACCAATAGCACTATCACAAATAGGTGTATATAGGGCACTTGCAAGTGGATATGCAATAAAAAATTATGGCTCAATCACACCGAGTGACTCTATTCCTGCTTCAATATCAAAAGACGCAATATACAGGGCAACGGCAAATGGCTACGCAATATCATCCTATTTAAGTAAAATCCCTTCCGACAGTTCTCCTGCTTCAATCTCAAGCGGAGCGATTATCAAGGCTATGGCGGCAGGATATTTGTATAGCAGTATGCAGCCCAAAGTCAAAAAGGGCACTTTTACCACGTCGGGGTCAAGTGTTACGGAGTTTACAGTAAACGTAGGTTTTCAGCCCGATACCGTAATTGTATTTTTTAACGGTTCGTCGGGTAGTATGACGGGTAGTAGCGCTGCCAATGGCTCGGTGCGATATATATATGATAAAAACACGAATGCATCATACGGTTTTAGGTCATATCGAACCACCTCATCATCAGCATTTTGTGATATGGCGGCAGTCGAGGCCACTGGTGATACAAGAATTAGTGCCATTACATCGACGGGCTTTAAGTGGAGAAATGGTGCCGATACTAAATGGAATGGAACACATACATATATTGCGATTCAATGGTAAACAACAATGAAATTCTTTAAGAAAAAATTCACATTACAAGACATACCACTAGCAGATTATGTGGTATTTTGTATAAAGATGTTATTATTGTTTACAGTAATAACCATAGTTCTATCAATATTTCATATAATGGTTCCAGATACATTGATTTCTTGCTTCTTCGCAGCTTTTGGAGGAGAGTTCTTAGTTTGTGGATTAATTAAGATCTTCAAAATAAGAAGTAAAGAAGCCGAATCAATCATTTCCGAAGGATCTGTCGCAGCCATAGGTTTTGATATGGATCAATCAATCGAGGAAGAGGAAGAAGAAATAAACCAAAACATTATCGGTTTTGATACCGCGGGCAAGTAACTATTAACGTATTTATCAAGATATATCACTATAATTGTCCGATTGCAACAAAAACAACGCCCGCGGTATTTAAACATATTTGAGAGGAGACTATTAAAATGACCATTACATTATTTATTACTATGCTTACTTTTGGAGCAGGCATAACATCACTTTTAACAGAAGCGGTTAAGAAGGCGTATGCCAATGCTCATAAGGAATACTCAGCTAATATGGTAGCACTTATTAACGCTGTAGTAGTAGGATGCGGTGGCACTGCTATACTATACATGCTCAACTCGATACCTTGGACAGTTAACAATATTATATGTCTGGTATTAATGGGAGTTGCTGTGTGGATAGCATCAATGATAGGATATGATAAGATTATACAGCTTCTGAAGCAGCTTGCAGAGGTAACTCCTAGAGAGGAGGTAGCCGACAATGGAGCAGACGATAACGCTTGATTTGCTGGTTCAGTTTGGATTAGTCATAATGGGCCTATGGGCCTTCTTTAAGGTGGTGGGTGAAGTGATCGACGCAGTCAATAAGCGGCATGACAAAGAACAGGAATGGGACAGTTATGCCGAAAATCTAGAAAAAGAACGAAATAAGATCTATGAGAAGTACGACAACCGACTTAGTGAGATAGAAGATCGAATCGACACCAACCATGCTGAAACAGAGGCCAAGACCCAAGAGATTAAGGCTGAAATCATGATTCTTACGAAGAGCATGTCAGCAATATTAGACGGATTAATCCAGCAGGGATGCAATGGGGCAGTTACAGAAGCGAAAAAGAATTTGGACGAGTTTTTGATGTCAAAGCTATGAAGAAATTTATAGTTTGTGTTATGATTTACTATATTGTAGCCATAATAATATTGCATATACTGGATTGGTGTAGTATAGGATGTCCTAATTGTGGTTATAAGGGTGTTTACTACACGTTTTGTCCGCATTGTGGATACGAGGTGATCGATGATGGGTTATAAGATAGCTCTAATTGTGATATTAGTATTAAGCAGTGCCACGGTCTTAGCGTTACTAATTGGTACATTATGGGCGGTGATAGTAGGTAATGAGTGGTCTGAATTGTGGACATGGGGAGATGACGACAATGACGAGTGATCAAGCAGTGTCAATAGCTCAGAAGGAGATAGGCATTAAAGAAAATCCTCCTGGGAGTAATAAAGTTAAATACAACACATGGTATTATGGTAAAGAAGTTAGCGGCGATAGTTATCCTTGGTGTTGTGCGTTTATTAGCTGGGTGTTCAGAGATACCGGATTAGTTAAGAAGACGGCATTGTGTGCCGATTTACTTTCGTGGTTTAGAGCTCGTAAACAGATAGTAGAGAGACCTCAACGAGGCGACATAGTGTTTTTTAAATTTGGAAAGACTAATCGCTCAGCTAATCATATTGGGATAGTAGAAGAAGCGTCTCAATGGCCAGCCAACATAACCTCAATAGAGGGTAACACCTCAGTTACTTCAGATGATAATGGTGGTTGTGTTATGAGACGAACCAGAAGCAAAGCGAACATTGTTGGATTCGCTAGACCTGAGTATGAGGGCAAGGTTCAGAATACTATCGGAGTTAAAGATAAGCCGACCCTCAAAACGGGAAGTAAAGGCGACTGGGTTAAAGTCGCTCAGGCCCGATTACTTATGTTTGGTTATCAGATAGAAGTAGATGGTGACTTCGGTCCTAACACTAAGAATGCAGTAATTAGCTTTCAGGCTAGTTATGGCTTAACTAAAGACGGCGTGATAGGCCCTAAGACATGGGCTAAGTTATATCCGTAGTAGGGAGATAAAATAATGTATGATTATATAGTAAATAAGCCAGAACTTAACGAAGATACCCTAGCTCATTTCGGAATTAAAGGTATGAAATGGAGAAAGAGAAAAAAGAAATATAAAGAATTTAGAGATAAATTAAACGAAGAGACCCAGAAGAAAAAGAATCTTCGACAGAGAGGATTCTCATCTAGCACATCCCAGGTGGATGGTGGTGGAGTCGGAGCCGATAATTTTGGAAGAGGTATGTATTCTGCAAGAAAAAGATTAGCCGACTATCAGCATAGACAGAGAAATATGAATGTTATGAAAGGTGATAGTAGATTTAAAAAAAGAAAAAAGAGTTAAAAGGAGGAAAAAATGTTAAATTACTCACCGGTTTATCCGTATCCTAATGCGTACAACAATCAATATGTCCAGCCTCAGGTAATGCCGCAGCAAAATTCGGGACCAGTAATGGCCTGGGTTCAAGGCGGAATAAACGGTGCAAAATCTTATCCAGTGCCGCCAAATTCTAGAGCGTATCTTTTCGATTCCGAAGAGGATTGTTTTTATGTTAAAGATACCGATCAGAATGGTGTTCCGAAGCCTTTAAGAGCTTTCGATTATACGGAAAGAATAATAGAAAATGAAATAAATACATCCTCTGAAGATCAATATGTAACTAAATCAGATCTTGAGGAGGCTATGAAAAAGATGGTAGACGAAATAAAGAACAGCTATAAAAAGGGAGGACATAATAATGGCAAATCGTTTGTACGAGGAACAGATGAACCAAGGGATGACCGGAATGTTCGGTAACTTCATGAGAAATCCATTTCAGTTCATCCTTCAGAAAAAGGGAATTAATATCCCAAATGAGTATGCCAATAATCCCCAAGGCGCTGTTCAATATTTACTGAATTCAGGTAAGATGTCTCCGGAGCAATTACAGCAGCTGAAGGATAAGGCAAACCAGATGGGAATTAATTTATAACTCATAGTTTAATTCTCAAAAAGGAGGTTGCTTATGTCTTTTGTAGACAACAATGGCATGTATATGCCCGTAGCTCCAGCTGGAGGTAATGGCTTCGGCGGTTTCGGTGGTGACGGTTGGTGGGTTATCCTGTTCCTGTTTGCTTTAATGGGATGGGGTGGAAACGGATTCGGAGGAAATAACGATATGCTTCCTTATATGCTTAACCAGCAGACACAGGATGGGGTATCTAGAGGTTTTGATACCGCAGCCCTTACTGCGCAGATTTCAAATCTCCAGAACTCGGTTGATAACGTAACTATCGCTGGAATGAATCAGAATTTTGCCCTTCAGTCTCAGATTTCTAATTGCTGCTGTGAGAATAGGCTTGCGATTGCAAACCTTAGCGCAGATATAGCAAGAGAAAATTGTGCTGATAGGCAGGCAGTAGCTGATGGCGTTCAGAAGATCCTTGACCAGATGTGCCAGGATAAGATCGACGCTAAGAATGAGAAGATAGCAGAACTTCAGCAGCAGCTTACGATGGCTAATCTTGCAGCTTCTCAGGGTCAGCAGACTGCTCAGATACTTGCAGACAACGCTGCACAGACTGTAGCGCTTGAGCAGTATCTTAATCCCACCCCCAGACCGGCATACATCGTTGCTAATCCCAATGGTGTACAGACAGGATGTGGATGTCAGAATTTTTATAACTAATGGGAGGTAGATATCATGGCAGAATATGTAACGGCTGCGGACCAGACAGTAGCACTTAATAGTCCGATATTATTTAGTTCCGTTTCTATCCCTTGCAATAGTGGTAATGTTATACCTACTGCACCAGGGGTTATTACTCTTCGTGGTAATACAACCAATCGTTTTGCTAGGTATCGCGTGAGCCTTGGCGCTAATATCGAGGTTCCGGAAGGTGGTACCGTAACAGCTATAGCTCTTGGTATAACCCTTAATGGGTCTATACTTCCAGAGAGTGTAGCCATATTTACTCCTCAGGCAGTTAATGAGTATGGGCACATTTATACCGAAGTAACTGTCACAGTTCCCGCAGGATGCTGCTTTAATATTGCAGGAGTGTATACAGATGCAACAGAAGACGACGCAGCTGTAACACCTACACCCGCAATAACTGTTAGAAGAGCGGCTGTTCTCGGAGTAACCAGAGTAGCATAGGGAGGAGGTTAAATATGGATTCTTTATGGAACTTATATGATCTTCTCTGCGAGAAGGTTGATGAAGTAGTAGACACAAAAGATTTATCTCCTAGTGAGATGGATTGTGTTTACAAAGCAACTAAGACCATGTATTACATCGAATGTATAGCAGCTATGGAAGGCGCTGATGACTATGATGGCGTTAGCGGAAATTGGCCATACTCTAATAATACCTCTATGAGAAGAGGAAGAAGTAGCAGGTCTAGTTACACAAATAATACATCCAGAAGATCAAGTCGTCGCAACTACAGCGGACATGACCAGAAGGAAATGATGCTCCAGAAGATCGCCGAGATGCAGAAGCAGATCGAAGACATGGAGTAAGATTTAGGCAGTTCTCGTTTAAAATGAAAAGTGAATAGTGAACGGTACCGAGGGCTTCCAAGGTAGGAGGCCCTCTAATCCGTTGCAAAAATTATTGGAGGATTAAGTAAATGAGAGAAGATCAGTATGATTATATTATAAATAAGCCTGAGCTTAATGAGGACACTTTAGCCCATTTCGGAATCAAGGGTATGAAGTGGCGTAAGCACCTTAGAAAATTATCAAACAAGCTTCCAGGAGCAGCAGGACGAAGAAAAAACAAATATAACGCTCAAAAAATAGCTGATGATATTGAAAGTGGTAGAGCTAATACCGCATATGGAAAATCGGCAGTTAAAGGATATTTGTTTGATAAGTATCATCACCCCACACTTATAAGTAATATGTGGGAGCATGTAGATTATAATGTAAAAGATATTGATAGCAACAAGAAATATGCAGCAGAGACCAATTGGAAAAACGGAGACGTTAGAGTTGCAAAAGTTAAAGATGTAAATAAGGCTATAGAGTCAAGAAGAAAACGTAAGAAATAAAGAGGTAATACATGTCACTATCAAACACAGCCGTACCGATCTATTACGGTCAGTTTAGAAATCAAGTGATCAAAGGTGAGATACCGATTAACCGAGAGATCGCAATGGAAATGAACCGAATAGATGAATTAATCGCTAATCCAAACATTTACTACGACGATGAAGCGATAAACGGCTGGGTTGATTTTTGCGAGTCTGAATTAACTCTTACCGATGGATCACCATTACACCTCCTCGATACTTTTAAACTATGGGGAGAACAGATTTTTGGATGGTATTACTTCACCGAAAAATCCGTCTATGAGCCTAACAAAAACGGCCATGGAGGCCATTATGTTAGGAAAATGATAAAAAAGAGGCTTACCAAGAAACAATACCTTATAGTGGCCAGAGGTGCCGCTAAATCGATGTATGCCTCTACTATACAGAACTATTTCCTTAATATAGACCCCGACACTACACATCAGATCACCACAGCCCCGACTATGAGACAGGCTGACGAGGTAATGAGCCCTATAAGGACTAGCATTGTTAGGTCTAGAGGACCGCTATTTACTTTCCTTACCGATGGCTCGCTCCAAAACACCACAGGCAGTAAGGCAGATAGGGTTAAACTAGCCTCAACCAAGATGGGAATACAGAATTTTCTTACCAATTCTTTGCTCGAGGTACGGCCCATGTCAGTTGATAAGTTGCAGGGCTTGAGACCTAAAATCTCAACTGTCGATGAGTGGTTGTCAGGAGATATTAGAGAGGATGTTATAGGTGCTATAGAGCAGGGAGCATCAAAGCTCGATGACTATTTAATAGTTGCCATGAGTTCCGAGGGAACTGTAAGAAATGGCTCAGGTGATACTATTAAAATGGAGCTCATGTCAATTCTTAAAGGCGAGTTCATAGCACCACAGGTTAGTATTTGGTATTACAAGCTTGACGACATTGAGGAAGTTAATAACCCAGCAATGTGGATTAAGGCCAACCCCAATCTTGGTAAGACGGTACAGTATGACGTCTATCAGGAGGATGTTGAGAGAGCTGAGAAGGCGCCTTCTACCAGAAATGATATTTTAGCTAAGAGATTCGGCATACCTATGGAAGGTTATACATATTTCTTTACTTATGAAGAAACCCTTCCACATAAGAGACGCAGTTTCTGGAATATGCAGTGTGCTATGGGTGCTGATTTATCACAGGGTGATGACTTCTGTGCTTTTACATTTATATTTCCGCTTAAGGATGGAGCCTTTGGCATTAAGACCAGAAGCTATATTTCTTCTAAGACTTTAATGAAGCTCCCGATGGCTATGAGGAGTAAGTATGAGGACTTCATAGCTGAGGACAGCCTTTGTGTACTGGAAGGCACCGTGTTGGAGATGGACGAGGTATATGACGATCTCGATGCACATATTAATGCTAATGGCTATGAGATATTGTGTTTGGGTTATGACCCGTATAATGCTAAAGATTTTGTCAACCGTTGGGAAGTGGATAACGGCGATTATAATATAGTTAAGGTTATACAGGGAGCCAAGACAGAGTCGGTACCGTTGGGAGAACTTAAGAAGTTATCAGAGGAGCGGTTATTACTGTTCGATGAAGATCTCATGTCATTCGCTATGGGTAACTGCATAACTCTTGAAGATACCAATGGTAACCGTAAACTTTATAAGAAAAGATATGACCAGAAAATAGATAATGTAGCAGCAATGATGGATGCTTGGGTGGCATATAAGCTATGCAAGGATAGTTTCGATTGAGGTGAAATATGTACGATTATATTATAACTAAGCCCGAACTTAACGAGGAAACCCTCGCCCATTATGGTGTTAAGGGCATGAAGTGGAGAAAACATCTTAAGGGTAAGTATTATAGTGCTAAAAGTAAAGCTACCGCCGGGCTCGTTAAGGCCAGGAGAAAGATTAGAGGAATAGCTCCAGAAGACATAACAAATTCTGGTTTATTTAAGAAAATGGATCCAAAAGTTGTTACGACAACGGAGAAGAGAGACCTATTAGCTAATAGGATTATGTATAATAGAACCACAAGTAACTATGACAATCGTAGAGACTACGGCAAAGCTAATTCTCATTCTGGAGGAGCTGGAGCTAATGTGGACGCCGGCATAGCCGCAGGTAGAGAAAGAGTTAAAAAGCGTAAGAAAAGCTAAGATAGCCAAAGCACGAGAAGAGGTAGCTTATGGAAGAAATGATAAAGTTATATGATCTTGACTACGATAAACCAGATATGGATGAAGATCTTCTCATGCATTTTGGAATACTCGGAATGAAATGGGGAGTTCGAAAAGATCGAAATAAATCTGGAAAAGGAAAGATCTCCAAGCATAAAGCTAAGAAATTAAGAAAGAGAAGAATTAAATCTCTTAAGAAAGCTAGAAAAATTAGAGCAAAAAAGAGACAAGAAGAGCAGCAGATTCAGAAGTCTAAAGAGGATATTATAAGAACAAAAGACATTGCTGCAATGTTGAAGAAAGTCGATAATTTTTCTAATCAAGAAATAAACGACATACTTACAAGACTGGACACAGAGCAGAAGTTAAGAGATAGGGTTAAGAAAGAAGCCGAAGCTAAAATGCCTAAAGGTAAGAAATTATGGAAGAAAGCTAAATCCGATGTTGGCGAAGGCTTATCGAGAGGCGCTTCATCAGTCCTTAAAACTGTTAGTGAGAATCTAGTTAAGGTTGGAGTTCGAGAGTTGGCACGGAATTCAGCTCTTGGCGACGAAGAAGCAGAGCAGCTAATTGATCAGTTATTTAAAGAGAAGAAAAAATAAAAAGGAGATAATCACATGACATACACACCAACCCCGGATTATTATAGAGATTTTATTCAGCATGGCATGCAAGAGAGATCAGAAGACGAGTTAGCCCACTACGGCGTTAAGGGTATGAAGTGGCGTAAGCATATTAAGGGTAAGTACTATAGCCTTAAAAGTAAAGTTGGAGAGTATAAAACTAAAAAAGCAAAAGGAGATATAGCAAAAACACATCCAGAATGGGTAACTGGCGGTAAATATCATAGAGGTGCTGGATATATACCAAATCCTGGATACAGAACAGATACATATAAAGGATATCCGAAATCAAACGAGTATGATGTATCCAAACTTGGAGATAAGAATGCAAAATTAAAAAGCGAAAATGTTGAAAGAGGCATAGAAGCCGGAAGAGAAAGAGCCAGAAAGAAGAGAAATGCTATGCGTGGCGATAAGAGATATTAAAGAGGTACCCATATGGATAAAATATATGTAACCGAGTTAGATAAGCCGCCATTAGACGAAGACATCCTCGCTCATTATGGTGTGTTGGGTATGAAGTGGGGTGTAAGAAAGAATCCAGAAAAGGCCTTCGCCAAAGCGGCCAAAAAGTCTGACAAATATGCCAAAAAGATATACAAGACAAATAAAAAGTATCTTAAAGAGGCCAAAAAAGTGTCTCGTTTCTTTGGTCGTAAGCGTGCTCAACAGAAAGTCGTTCGTCTTAACGCTAAGAAGGATTATCTCACCGCTAAGAAAGATAAGTGGGAGAAGAAGACTAAAGAGGCGTTTGATAAAGAATATAAACGAACAATGGATAGTGATAAATTGACGCCTCATCAAAAGTCTATAAAAATAGGTAATTTAAGAAATGCATACGAATATTCAAGAAAGCCAAAGTTTACCAAAGCAGAGATACGAAAGAAGCTTCCGGAGGTAAGAAAACAGCTTAATGAAGTAACCCCGAAGATGAACGAATATTTCTACAATTCCGCACAAGGAAAGGCCTCTACTAAAAGAGATAATAGCGTCGGCGGATGGGATAAAGAATATATGCGAGGTCAAATGAAGGATTTGTCTGAGAAAGATAAAAAGTTTAAGAAGTTGTACGACGATTATAATCGATTAAATGATGAAAGATTTAATTTAGAAAGACAAGCATCCAAAAAGAGAATAAAGAGTTATTAATAATTTATTCTCGTTCAACAGAAAATAATAATGCAGCAGCATATGATGTATTAGCTCTAAAATAAGGAGTAAAACAAATGACTTTAGGCGATAGAATAAAGCATGGATGGAACGCCTTTCTAAATCCGACTCAGTCTATACGATATGACTATGGGCAATCTTCTTATATTAATCCGTCACGTCCGAGGATGTCGATGGGAAACGAAAGATCGATTGTCACAGCAGTATATAATCGTATAGCTATAGATGTGTCGCAGCTTGATATTAAACATGTCAAGCTAGATGACAACAATGAACGATTTAAAGAAGTGGTAGATGATTCTTTAAATCAGCGTTTAACGGTAGACGCTAATAAAGATCAAACGGCGCGGAATTTTATACAGAGTGCAATATTATCTTTATTTGATGAAGGCTGTATAGCCATAGTGCCTACCGATACATCTATAAGCCCAAAAATATCAGAGGCTTATGAGATAGACGCATTGCGAGTTGGACAGATATTGCAGTGGTATCCAGACCATGTAAAGGTAAAGGTTTATAACGATAAGACCGGAAATAAAGAAGATATTATAGTTCCGAAAAAGTCAGTGGCAATAATTGAGAATCCATTTTATGTGGTAATGAATCAGCCAAACTCGGTTGCCAAGAGGCTTATAAGGAAGCTTAATATCTTGGATGTTATTGATGAACAGTCAGGTTCCGGTAAGCTCGACATAATATTGCAGTTACCAGGCATCATTAAAACAGAAGCTAGGAAAAAGATGGCTGAGGATAGGCGAAAGAATATTGAGACCCAGCTGGCGGGATCGAAGTATGGCATCGCTTATATTGATGGCACTGAGAAGGTAACACAGCTGAACAGATCTGTGGAGAACAATTTAATGAACCAGATCACTTTCCTTACGAGTATGCTATATGGCCAGTTAGGCGTGACCGAGGAGATATTAAATAACAAAGCAGATGTTCAGACTATGTTAAATTATCATAACTATGCAGTAGCCCCGGTAGCTAATGCATTAGTTGAAGCTATGAGATGTAAATTCCTCACCAAAACAGCTAGAACACGGCATCACGACATAATGTATTTCAAGGATCCTTTCAAGAATACACCTGTTGATAAGATTGCCGACATGGTTGATAAGTTCACTAGAAATGAAATAGCTTCTTCGAATGAGATGAGGTCTGTTGTAGGCTGGAAGCCAGTAGACGATCCGAGAGCAGATGAGTTGCGTAATAAGAACTTGAATGCAGAAGAGGGTCATGTGCCTATGTATACTGATAATAATGGGGAAGGAGGTATGATTCCCGAAACCATTGGTCCAATCGACACTTATGGTGTAGGAGACATGAAACTTTCCGAGTTATTAAATTATTAAAGGAGGAAACATTCAAAATGAGAAGTACAGATTATGATTTCAGCGGTTGGGCCACACGTAATGATATAAAGTGCGCTGATGGTTTAACCATTCGTCAGGATGCTTTCGCTGATTGTGATGGCATAGAAGTACCTCTTGTGTATATGCACGATCATAAGGATCCTGAAAATGTACTTGGTCATGCCCTTCTCGAGAATAGAGATGAGGGTGTTTACTGTTATGGTAGATTTAATGAAGACACCAAGCAGGGACAGATGGCTAAGGCATTAGTAGCTCATGGCGACATCACAAGCCTTTCTATATTTGCTAACCAGCTTGTTAAGAGAGGAACCGATGTACTTCATGGCGCCATAAGAGAGGTATCTCTCGTGCTTGCTGGGGCTAATCCCGGAGCAACAATTGATTTCCCGATTCTTCAGCACAGCGATGGCTCTTATGAGGACATCGAGACTGAAGCAATAATGAGTTTTTCACAGCCTTTGTCTATGAGTGAAGAATGCGCCCACTATCTTGATGACGATGATGAGGACACACTCTACCATGCAGATGACGAGGATGATGAAGACGATGAAGAGTACGATGACGAAGATCCTACAGTTGAGGAGGTAATGGAGACTCTTGATGAGGATCAGCAGGCTCTTCTTGAGGGAATGATGGGTCTTGCATATCAGCAGGGCGTAGAAGATGCAACAAACGGCGAAGTTGAAGACGACGATGAAGATGACGACGCCGAGGATGACGAAGTTGAACAGAGTGCAATAGGAGGTAACAAAATGCATAAGAATGTTTTTGAGAGAGACGTTAACGAGACTCTGCAGCACGGTATCGATGCAGAGGACGCTAAGGCCATACTTATGGAGTCAGCTACATCTCAGTCTTCACTGAGAAATACTGCTCTTGCTCATGGTATTGATGATATCGATTGGCTTTTCCCGGAAGCTAAGACAGCTACTGCTACACCCGGATGGATCAAGAGAGACACAGGATGGGTTGCAGGTGTTATGAATGGCGTACACCATGTTCCTTATAGCAGAATTAAGTCTATGTTCGCTGATATCAGAGAGGACGAGGCTCGTGCTAAGGGTTATATCAAGGACGAGTATAAGAAGGAAGAGGTATTCTCACTCTTGAAGAGAAGTACCACTCCTCAGACCGTTTACAAGAAGCAGAAGCTTGATCGCGATGATATCATCGATATCACAGATTTCGATGTAGTAGCATGGATCAAGGCCGAGATGAGAATGATGCTTGACGAGGAAATCGCTCGTGCTATCATGATCGGTGACGGAAGACTTGCTAGCTCTGAAGATAAGATCAAGGAAGAGCATGTTCGTCCTATCTGGAAGGATGATGAGTTATATTCTGTAAAGGTTCGTGTAACATATGACAACGGCGCTACAGATAACGATAAGGCTATTGCCAACATCAAGGCACTTATCAAGAATCGTAAGCTTTACAAGGGTTCTGGCAATCCTAAGCTTTACACAACCGAAGATGTACTTGCAGATATGCTTTTGATCACAGATACCACTGGAAGATTCATTTATGATTCAGTTCAGGCTCTTGCTAACAAGCTTAGAGTTTCTGAGATCGTAACTGTTCCGGTATTTGATAACCAGACAAGAACAGATAATGGTACAACATATCAGCTCCTTGGTATTATGGTTAACCTTCAGGATTATTCTGTAGGCGCTGATAAGGGTGGAGCAGTCAATATGTTCGAAGACTTCGATATTGACTATAACAAGGAAACATATCTGATCGAGACCAGAATTTCTGGTGCTTTGACAGTTCCTTTCTCTGCTCTGGTTCTTGAGACTGCTGTTAATGGTTAATTATAGAGGAGGTAGAAACATATGAAGATTTTTGGTAAGGGATCACAGAAGTATGCTACAGAGGTTCTCTTCGTTAGGTCTAGCAAGCTTTACACAGATGCCGACAAGACTGTAGAACTTAAGAGACCTGCAGCTGTTAAGCTCACAGCTGCTCCTGCTAACATATTTATCAATGATGGAACAAGTCTTATTGGTATTACATCAATAAAGCTTGATGGATCACAGATCGTGGTTGGAGAGACAACTTACAGCATAGCTGCAGAGTAATCTTCAAAATGGAAAGAGGTTGAAGAATGAGATTTCATGGTAATGTTGGATACAGGGATACTATAGAAGTTAAGCCTGGTTTATTTGAAGAAGAAATAGTTTTTAAAGAATATTATGGGGATGTAATCCGTAATACTAAAAGAGACTATTCCGGAAGTAAAGTGAATTCGGATATCCAGGTATCAAATCAAATCAGTATAGTAGCAGATCCTTATGCTTTGGGTCACTTTTTCAATCTTAAATGTGTTGAATGGCAGGGGACTCTATGGCAGGTAACAGATGTTGATGCATCACAGCCGCCTAGATTAATATTATCTTTGGGAGGAATGTATCATGAAGACCTGGAGTCAACTGTATGATGTTCTGGAGGAGATAATGCACCCTTATAAGGTGTATTATCAGCCCCCGGAAAATTTAAAAATTTCATATCCATGTATAGTGTTTGAGAATAGTAATGCTTTGACTCAGTTTGCTGATAATAAGCCATATACCGCTACAAAACGCTATTCAGTAACTTTAATGTCAAAGACCGCAGATAATGATCTCTATAAGGATAAGCTTTTAATGCTTCCGATGTGTACTTTTGATAGAGAGTTCAAGACCGATGGGGTAGTTAATACGGTCTTTAATATGTATTTTTAAGGAGGTAAAAACCTATGGCAGCTGGTGCTTTAAAATGGGATCAGACCGGTGAAAGATTTTACGAAACTGGTGTGGATCACGGCGTACTTTACATGTTTAATACTACTAACTCAACTTATGATGACGGTGTAGCTTGGAATGGTTTAACATCTGTATCAGAGTCACCTTCAGGTGCTGAGTCTAATGCTCAGTATGCTGATAATATTAAGTATCTTGATCTGCTTTCAGCAGAGGAGTTCGCAGCAACTCTTGAGTGCTTCACATATCCCGATGAGTGGGAGCTTTGTGATGGATCTATCGCCCCTGTAGCAGGACTTAATATTCATCAGCAGTCAAGAAAGACTTTCGGACTTTCTTACAGAACTAAGATCGGTAATGACATCAATGATGACCTCGGTTATAAGATTCATCTGGTATATGGTTGTAAGGCCACACCTTCAGAGAAGGCTTACAATACCGTTAATGATAGTCCGGAACCTTTGAGTTTCAGCTATTCGATTAGTACTACACCTGTTAATGTAACGGGTTATAAGGCAACCTCTATTCTTACAATAGATAGCACAAAGTTTGCTTCACAGGAGCTTGCCACTCGTCTTACAAGACTTGAGACTATTCTTTACGGTAAGGATGCAACCACTGATCCTGCATCTGAGGCCGTTGCTCCTAGACTTCCCCTTCCTGATGAAGTTATAGGAATTCTCAATGGAACCATTAATAACAATGGCTAATTAATAACAGAACATAGTAGTACACGGGCCTTCAAAATGTAAAGTTTTGAGGGCCCTTTTTATGAATAAGGAGAAAATTTATGTTTAAGAAGGTAATTAAGTTTGAAGATTTTAACGGAACACCCAGAGAGGAAACTTTCTATTTCAATCTTTCAAAGGCAGAATTAATGGAGATGGAACTTTCAACACAGGCTGGTGTTGAAGAAATGATCAGAGTGCTTATTGCAACAAAGGACAATGCAAAGATAATGCAGATATTCAAGGATCTTATCCTTAGATCATACGGCATTAAATCCGAAGACGGAACAAGATTTATCAAGACTAAGGAGTTAAGAGAGGCTTTCGAACAGAGCAATGCTTATAGTGAACTTTTTATGGAGATGATAACAAATCCTGATACTCAGGCAGCATTTATCAATGGTGTTATCAGTGGTGTTAATGCTCCTAATATGAGTGAAGAAGATGCAATAGCAAAGCTTAAAGAACTTGGATATGATACTACTAGAATAGAGAGCACACTTAAGTCTCAGGATGACAATAAAGAGAATAAGGTAGTTCCTATAGATAAGGCTGAGACTTCTCCGAATGCCTAAGATTATAACCATCCCGGGACAAGAAATATTTGTTCCCCCGGATAGGTTTATCAATACTAAAGAGACTACTATAAAGATTGAGCATTCATTAGTGGCTATAGCTAAATGGGAAGCTAAATGGCACGTACCATTTTTAGATGTTAATACTGAAAAAACTAATGAAATGATCATCGATTATATAAGATGTATGACAATTTCCCAAAATGTTGACCCAGAAATTTATAAAGTAATACCAGTCGATACAATAAAGGAAATTAATGATTACATCGATGATCCAATGACAGCAACTTGGTTTAAAGACACTCATAAAAAGAGTAGTAGCGAAGTGGTTACCAATGAGTTGATTTACTATTGGATGATTGCTAATAATATTCCGATGGAGTGTGCTAAATGGCACTTTAATCACTTAATGACTTTAATAAGAGTTTGTAGTGAAAAGAATGCTCCACAGAAAAAGATGAGCAAACGAGACATACTAAGTCAGAATAAAGCACTTAATGCCGCTAGAAGAAAAGCCAGCGGCTCAAAAGGATGATGCTATGGGATTTAGTTTAAAAACAACAAAGGGTGATTGGGCTAGTACCACCAATTGGCTTAAAAGAATAAAAACCCTAAGAAATGCAAGAAAAGTTTTGGAGAAATATGGCAGAGAGGGCGTTGCTGCCCTCGCTGCTGCAACTCCTATTGATTCTGGTGAGACAGCAAGCTCTTGGGATTACGAGATAGTTCAAAATGCGAATACCACAGAGCTAGTTTTTACTAATAATAACGTCACTAAAACTGGAGTACCGATAGCCATATTATTGCAATATGGTCATGGTAATGGTAAGGGCGGGTATGTTCAAGGTAGAGATTATATTAATCCTGCGATACAGCCCATATTCGATGAGATAGCAGATAAGGCATGGAAGGAGGTGGTTGAGAGTGAGTAAAGCCGTTGACGATAGAGTAGTATCTCTAGAATTTGACAACGCGCAATTTGAGAAAAGCGTTAACGAAACTTTAAAAATGCTCGAAGAGCTTAAAAAGTCTCTTAAATTTGACAAAGCGGCAGAAAATCTCTCAGCCATCACAGATGCTGGAAAAAAAGTAGACCTTTCTACTGTTGGAGATTCTGTAGATAAGCTAAATGAGAAATTCTCGACTATGAGGTTAGTTGGCCTAATGGCCTTATCCAACATTGTGGATGCTGCCATGCAGATGGCCAGTAAAATTGGCTCTATATTAATGGCCCCATTTAACCAGATCAAATCTGGAGGTTGGGCAAGGGCCATGAAAATCGAAGACGCTAAATTCATGTTGGAAGGTCTTCAGGTTCAGTGGGATAAGATTAAAGACGATATTAACTATGGTGTTGCTGATACCGCATACGGTTTGGATGAGGCCGCTAAAGCTGCTTCTCAGTTAGTTGCATCAGGAGTTAAATTCGGTGAGACTTACGGTGAGACCGGTAACAGTCCAATGTCAAAAGCATTAAGAGGTATTTCCGGTGTTGCCGCTATGACTAACTCTACTTATGAAGAGATTAGTTCAATTTTCACAACTGTAGCCGGTCAAGGCAAGATGATGACCATGCAGTTAAGACAGTTAGAGGCTAGAGGTCTTAATGTTGCCGCAACAATGGCTACTCAATTTAATAAAGTAGCAGACGGAACCTCAGAAGCGAGCGATAAATTTCAAGAGTCAGTTAAAAAGATGACCAAAGGCGCCAAAGTTACTGAGGCAACGATTAGAGATCTTATACAGAAGGGTAAGGTAGATTTTGCCATATTCTCTGAGGCAATGGATGAGGCTTTTGGTCAGCACGCAAAAGATGCAAATAATACTTTCACTGGCGCCTTAGCAAATGTTAAGGCTGCACTTTCTAAGATAGGTGCAGAATTTGCCACCCCTCTTATTCAGGATGCTATACCAGTACTTAATGCTGTAAGAAAGATGATAAATGCTATTAAAACTAGCATGTCTGGTAGCGGCGGTATATTTGATCTTTTCAGAACGATGTCTCGAGGAATTAGCAATATATTTACTAGTAAAATCGAGCGAATAACCGATTTCTTGAATAATAGATTTACAGGTTTAAGCAATATTAATCGTGGTTTATGGATTGTAATGACTAATATTGCCAAGATAGTTAAAACAATTAAGGCTGCTTTCCAAAGTGTATTTAATGGAAATACTGGCGATCATATTAATAATATGGCCGTAGGCTTTGAAAAATTAGCTTGGGCATTAACACCCACAGATACCGCTTTGGAAGGTTTCGGAAATGTATTAAAAGTTATATTAACTATCATTAAGAAAGTCGGAGAAGCTATAGGATGGCTTATTAGCAAACTTGGCGGTCCGTTATTAGTTGGATTCTTTAAGATAATTAATGTTATATTTACTCTTATAGGACAATTTGGAAATCTTGTAAGCGTTATATTTGAGTTTGTTAGAGGTTTTGGAGATGCTGACTCTTCTATAAAGTTATTAGAAGAGAGATTTGGCATATCTTCTGAAAAAGCTCAGAAATTTTATGCTATATTAAATAAAGTAAAAGATACTTTAAAGAAGGTTGGGGAAGTTGCCAAAACCGCGCTCAAGTATATTGCAATTGGCGTGGCAGCAATAGTTGTAGCGCCAATATATTTACTTTATCAGGGATTTCTTAAGCTTACTCAGATGGATTGGAGTAAATTTGTTAATGCATTGAAGAATGCGAAGGCGTTAATAATTGAATTTTTTAATGCATTTAAACAATCTCCCATCGTGCAGGGAGCTTTACAAGGTATAGAGACGGCTTTAGGATTAGTCGTTGGTGCTGTTATATATTTGGGAGAAAAAGTAGTAGAATTCTTTAATAAATTGGCGAATGGTGAAATAACTGTCGATAGTATTAAAGAAAAGATAGCTAGTATCCCAGATTCTTTAAGACATATAGGTGATAAGATAGGCGGATTCTTTAAACAGAATAAATTCTTTTCACCAGTAGTTGACGGACTTAAGAAATTAGGCGGCAAAATAAAAGAGTTTGTGTCGGGATTACCCGAGCTACTTAAATCTCTAACCCCGGCTAAGGTTATGTTAATAACGTTCTCTGCGGCTATGGTATTGTTATCTGTTAAAGCAAACGCTGTAGCAGACGTATTTGTTAAATTAGCAGGTCATTTATTTAAGTGGTATAAAATTGATTCGGTATTAGAAAGAAAATTAAATGCCACATTAAAAGTTATTGGCTCATTTACTCAGGCAATATTAGCGTTAACTGCTTCCATTTATATTTTGTCTAAAATTCCTAATTTAAAAGAGACAACGATAATATTAGGGACTTTTATAGGAGCGTTAGCCACAATAGGCATAATTTATACTTTAGTAAATAGATGGGTTAATGGTAAAAATTCTGGAAAATCCATATTCTGGCAATTTTCTAGAGATTTAACTTTAATGGCCGTCGGAGTATATCTTGTAAGTGGGGCACTTGTTAAGATAAGTGATATTAACTTAGAAGGTATAATAAAGAAGGTCGGAATTTTAATTGGTACTTTAACGGCCATAATGGGTATAGGAATTTTATTTGATAATCCCAAATGGAGTTTAGTTGGCACTAATGGATTGGCTACTTTATTGTCTATGGTGGGATATGCCATAGCTATTTATGCAGTAGCATGTGCCATTAAGAAGCTTGATGGCGTTGATTTATCAGGACTGAAAGGCAAATGGCCTGAATTATTAGCTATAATTGGAGGTGTTGCATTAACAGCGCGGGCAATAGCAAGTATTGGTATAGCAGTATTTGCTGGGGCTATAGCGTTTTTCTTAGTTTTCCGCTATGTTACACAGAAAATGGAAGAGTTGGCTGCCGATGCAGAAAACTCTACAAATATGGCAATAAGCATAACTGAGAGAGTTAAAGAAAATCTGTTAACTGTCGGTCAGAAAATAAGAGCGGCATTTGATGGCATCCTTCAAGCATTCGAAGAGGATTTTTGGGGCACACTTGGTGCTTTTGCAGTTAAAGTTGGTATAGCCATATTATCTATTTGGCTTATATTAAAGCTTTTAGGAAAATTATTGCCGGCATTTACAGAAGTTTCTAGAACTGGTAAGTATGCTAAGAGAGCGGCTAAAGGATTTTTGACTATAGCGGTGGCCATAGCCGGATTAATGCTTGTTACTAAGTATATTTCAGACGGTTTGAAAGATAATCCAGACGCATTAAAGTCTTTTGTAATAGTTACTGGATGTGTAGCAGCATTAATTCTTATGGTTGGTGTGTTGTCACGATTTGTCGCGATGACCGATTCTAAATTTGGAGTTAAAGCATTAAAGCAAGTACGACGAACATTCTCATCTTTAGCATTAGTATTCTTAAGTTTGGCGGCTCTTATGGCTGTTGTGGCTGATATGTCACCGGAGCAGTTTGAAAGGGCAAAAACTATATTTGTATGGGCTATGATAGCCATTACCGCATTAACAGTCATTATGGCAGTAATAACTAAATTTTCTAAAAATGCTCCAGCCGCTGGTTTTGGAACGTTTGCCGGTATAACATTGTTATTTGCTACTATGCTCGGTAGTTTAGCATTATTAATGATGATGTTCGAAAAGATGGAGGACCCTAAGCCATTTATATTTGCTATGGGCACTATTATTACAATGTTTGTGCTTATGTCCGTACTATTCCATCAAGTTGGCAAAATGAAATGGAAGGCTGCACCTAAAGCTATATGGGCTATATTAGGTGGTATGGCAGCGATAGCCGGTGTTATAACTTTATGCGCTCATTTCTTACCGGATGAGGGAGTTATCGAAAAAGTAGCAAGTATTACCGGAGCTATGATATTAGTAATGTCTGCCGTCGTTATAATGGCCGAGCAAATTAATAAATATGCCAAAAATACTAAATATACGGTGACTAAAACGTCTCAAAAATCAATAATGCAGACACTATTGACATTGGCCGTATTAATAGGCGGCACATTAGTTATAGCTGGCGCATTAGTAATGTTAGATGGTCAGGATTCTGTAGCACTATTAGCACACGCTGGAGTAGTAGTAGCGGTTCTTTTAGCTTTAGAAGCAATGGCGATAGGACTTCAGAAATTCTCTAAAAATAATACATTAGATAAGGCGGGATTAATATCCACAATTGCAGTTTTAGGTACTTTGACAGCTATATTTGCGGTTTTAGCGTATGTTATGGCTTACGTATCGTCTATTGGCGAATCGGCGGATAGGATGTTGGCGACATCTCAGGCAGTTGTGTTGGTAGTATTTGAGTTGTCAGCCATTACTTTAGCATTATCTAAATTATCGCAAAACATTAACGGGTTAAAGTCATTAGCAGCAATACCCACAATATTGTTATTAGGTGTTATATTTGCGGCATTAGGTGTAGCAATGGCTGGCATAGCGTCTATTGGTGTGTCTGCTGATAGGATGTTAGCCGTATCTCAGACTGTTATTTTGTGTCTTGCTGAGTTAGCAATAATGGCTGCAGCATTAGGTGTATTAACCGAATCTGGACTGGGTCTAACATCATTAGCCGCAATACCTACCATATTGCTATTGGGTGTTATATTTGCCGCTTTGGGATATATTATGGCAGATATATGCGCTATAAGTCCCGAAGCTAGCAGAATGTTAGCCGTATCTCAAGTTATAATGTTAGTTATACTTGAGCTTGGTGTAATTAGTGCTGCTTTAGGTGGTTTGATTTATGCTGGTGGAATCGGCGTATTATCTTTATTGGCTATACCGACATTAATACTATTAGTTCCTATATTTGAGATGTTAGGCGAAGCAATCAAAGCGTGCTGTGACTGCAGTCACGATGCCGATAGGATGCTAGCCGTATCTCAGGCAGTAACATTATGTCTATTAGAATTAACCGTTATTTGTGGGGTATTAGGCATAATGGGAATGTTTGATCTCCTTGCGGGAGAAAAGGCAGCACAAGTTTTAATAGTAGTAACTGCAGCATTTAAGGTTTTGAGTGAAACCATAGCGGTATTAGCTGGACTTAATCTTACCGGCGATGAAATTAAAAATAAAGTAGATTTATTAAAAGGCATATTACAGTCTTTAATAGATTTATTACCTCAATTAAACTCATTATCCGGAAGCGTTGGTAATATGAATGTGGCCGGAATTAATGCATTGAGTGCTGAACTAGTTACATTAACCACTTCATTGCAGGGTTTGCAGACTCTTGACGGCCCCGCTATAGCTACTAATTTAACTAGTATATCTGAGGCATTATCTGGTATAGAAGGATTAGATGCAACTAAAATATCAACAGGGCTAGATGCTATAACTAAATCTTTAGATGTTTTATTTGAGACATTATCTAAGACTGTAGCTTCGGGATTTGATCAGTTCTTAACAGATATGGCAACGACCATTGCCAATGAGAGTCTATCTCAATTAATGTATAAAACTGGTTACACCTGGGGTATTTCGACTGTTGAGGGATTTAGAGAAGGTGCCGATTGGCATTCTCCTCCGAAATTTATTACTAAATTCTTTGGGGATTGTGGGATAGCAGTTAACCAAAGCGCTGAATGGTGGCAAGTAACTAAGTATTTTGAAAATACGGGATATACTTGGGGTACCGCTATATCTGAGGCATTTTCGAAAAAGACTAGTAGTTTCTTCGGCGGCGCAGATCTTCAGAATATGATGGCTAATTCCAGTTATAATTTAGGTAGCATAACTGGTATAAATATGGAAAACGGACTTATGCCATCACTTGGAAGTATTCAGAATGCATTAATGCAGACATTAAATTTGTCCAATATGGTGGCAAATAGTCTCAACTTAGCTTCTCAAGGATATATGACGACTCAGACCATGTATATGGATCAGTTAAATCATGAGTATAATACTATTAATAGAAAATTAGAGGCAAGTAGAGAGAATTTGGCATATTGGACAAAGCATGGTGATCAGCACGAAGTTGACAGGTTAACGAAAGACGTTGCAACGTATTCTAATGAGTTATATAAAGTAAAAGATAAAATGGACGCTCTTTCTGGATCCACTAAAGAAGCCACAGAGGATACGATAGACTTCTCAAAAGCTTTAGGCGGTGCTGGAGGATCTGCAAAAGACTTCGCAACTTCTCTTCAGGACACTCTTGAATCTCAGATGAATATATTCTCGAAGTTCGAACAGAAGTCAGCAATGTCTAAAGAAGAGCTTCTGGGAAATATGAGATCTCAGATAGAGGGTATGACCAACTGGGCGGCTCAGATGGCAGATTTGGCAACCAAGGGTATCGATAAAGGCTTATATGAAAAGCTTGCTATGATGGGTCCCCAGGGAGCCGAATATGTTGGAGCGTTTGCTAATATGACAGCCGAAGAGCTGCAGGAAGCTAACACATTATGGGCACAGTCATTAGTATTACCCGGTCAGGCCGCAGCTATGGTTACTGGTAGCTTTAACAGTATCGGTACCAACGTAGTAAAAGGATTTGCCAATGGTATAACTGGAAATGCTGATTTAGCAATAAATGCGGTACATGGTACGAATGAAGAGGTAATAGATATTACCGAAACTGATTACGAAACCCACTCACCTTCTAAGTTATATGAACGTATAGGCATGTTTCTTGATCAAGGATTAGCTAATGGTATTGAGAAAAACCAGAAGCGAGCCATAGAAGCAATGGAAGTAATGTGCCAGGCTATAGTAATGACAGCCGAAAAGATATTAGATAAAGACAAATTTGCTTCGTTCGGTATGAATATTGTCGATGGTTTAACTGAAGGTTTAGGCGATGAAGAAGCTAACAAAAAGCTCACAAATAAAATCAAAGCTGTTAGTAAGAGTCTTCAAGACACATTTAAAGGTCCGGAAGAGAAGGGCGGAAATGAAATCGAATCCCCTTCAAAGGTATTTTACAGATATGGTAAATATATTGATGAAGGTCTCGCCAATGGTATTTCGGATTATTCTGGCAAAGTTATATCATCTACAGAAAACTTATCTACTTCTGCATTAGACGCTATGCGCTACACTGTGGCCAACATTGCATCTATGATTAATGACGAGATGGAAGATCCCGTAATAACTCCTGTACTCGATTTATCTAATGTGCAGGCAGGTGTACGGACGCTAAATTCTGTCTTGGCTAGTAACACAGCACTTGCCGCCGGAATTAGTGATGACGGAACTATTCAAAATGGGAAGTCTCGCATTGGCGGTACAACATTTATACAAAACAATTATTCGCCTAAGGCTCTTTCTAGAGCTGAGATCTATAGGCAAACTAACAATCAGTTCGCCCGTTTTAGGCAATCAATGGGTTAAGGAGAGAGTTATGATTAAATCCATAACAGTGATTAATTATTTAGGTGAACAGCTGACAATAGAACTCGCAGCCCCCGAGAAATCGGGGCTGTGGGTTAAGTCAGTAGACGGGATAGGTCCAGGCAAAGCCACAATTAATGTTACTAATATGGCATCTAATGACGGTGGAGTATTTAATTCGGCCAGGGCTGAAACCAGAAACGTTAATATTGTATTGGGAATGTATGAAACAAAAATAGGAGATAGCGACTGGTCTATAGAACGATCTAGACAGGAGACCTATAAATATTTTCCCAAGAAAAGGTGGGTTAGACTTATATTTGAAACCGATAATGGTATGTCTAGATATATAGATGGTTATGTAGAGTCTAACGAGCCTGATATATTTGAAAAAAGAGAAACAACAGATATAAGTATTATTTGTCCCGATCCGAATTTCTATGATGCTAGTGGACAGTCAATTGATGAGTTAGCGGTTGTAACCCCTAATTTCGAATTTCCTGGGGTTCCGCCAACAGATAATACGGGATATAGTAATGAATCCTTGTCAGAGGATCTTACAGAGTTTGGTATTATATCGACTGATGTATCTACTACAGTTATAGATTATAAGGGCGATGTCGAAACAGGATGTCTATTCAGGATAAGATGTAGAGGGCATGTCGAAGGATTAAGTTTGTATAATTCTGTAACCGGCGAATCAATAATTATAGATGATTCAAAACTTGATTCTACATTATTGCCGGGTGGAATTTCTGATGGTGATACCGTAGAAATTTGTACTATCCGAGGTAATAAATCTGCAGTTATAATAAGAAACGGCATTAGTTATAATATATTAAATTCCTTAGGTATGAATCCTAGTTGGTTCCAGATTTATCCTAATGATAATATATTTGCATTTACTGCTAATGTTGGATCCGAAAATGTAGAGATAGAAATACTATACGAAGAGGCATATGAGGGCGTATAAATGATAGATATTAAAGTATTAAATACTAATTATGAAATAATAGGAGTCTTAGATACTTACGAATCCTTCATATGGACAGATAGATTTGATTCTCCAGGAGATTTTGAGCTTTACACACCGTTTGACAATTATATTTTAAATCTATGTCAACAGGATTACTATTTATCGATTGATTCTTCTCTTCATAATATGATAATAGAAGATATAGAGATAAAAACCGACGCAGAAACTGGAGCGCATCTTATCATTAAGGGCAGATCCTTAGAGTCTATAATGGATAGACGCATTGTATGGACCCAGACAACAATTAGTGGAAAGCTTATAAAATCTATAAATACTATAATATCTGATGCTTTTCTAAAGGCAACCAATGGTACGGACGGAAACAGATTGATTCCGAATTTATTTATCAAAAAACCGGAGGACAATTTTGGTGATTATGATATAGAAAAAACACAATACACCGGGGATGCCATAGACACAATATTAAATGATATTTGTCAGTCATTTGAAGTGGGCTATCGTATATTATTCGGATATCAATTAAGAAAATTATATAATGAGCCAATTAAAGTCTGGAATCCAACGAATAAAACTTGGGTTGATAAGTCAAATATTGGTGATTTTGAGATGTTTTTTGAGCTTTATGTTGGTTATGATAGAAGCTATGATCAACCACAAGGAAGTAATTTACCTTATGTTATATTTAGTCCCAGTTTTGATAACATTGTCAATACAAATTATTTAGATAGTATTATGGCAATGAAAAATGTTACATTAGTAATGGGCGAAGATCAAGGTAATACCAGAAAACGGTTAATCGTTGGTAAATCCGATGGATTAAACCGGCGTGAGCTTTATACGGACGCTAGAGATTTAAGGTCGTCTGACTATAGCGATTCGACAAAATACAAGGCAGCTATGAAACAGCGCGGTCTTGAAAAGCTATATGAAAATAGTAGAGCAACAAATTATGAAGGAGAAGTCGAGGCTTTACATTCATTTATTTATGGAGAAGATTTCTTCATGGGCGATATTGTACAAATATCTAACGAATATGGAATAAATGGTAAGGCACGAGTAATTGAATGGATAAGATCTGAGTCCGATATGGGTTTAGAAGTATATCCGACATTCTCAGGTATTCAGATAATAGATGAGACTGAAACTGAGGATGACGAACAGGAGGGATAATAAATGGCTGTTACTGATATAGATTATGGGTTTTATAACTCACTTAATGGAGATAGGAAGTACAACGCCACAGATTTCACAAAAATATTTGATGGTGTAATACAGGACGGTGTGTTTCAGACAATAGGTGATCATTTTCAAGTGACACAGGATACCGGAAGTAATAATGTATGTAAAGTTAAAACAGGTAAAGCGTGGCTTGATCATACATATACAGTTTTAAATTCTCTTGGTACATTAGAATTTTCATCAATTGCTGTTGGTGGTCAGTCAAGGATAGATGCGGTTTGTATAGAGGTAGACACTGGTAATAGAGTTAACAGTATTATAGTAGTAGAAGGAAGCCCCTCTTTAAATCCCGTAAAGCCGTCATTAGAAGTTCAGGATCATCCAGAGATAAGAAGATATGCATTAGCATACATAACAATAAAACAGTCAGAAGGCTCAGTCGTTAAAGATGAAAATATTGAAAACAATATCGGGGCAAATAATAATGTCGATGCAACACATCCCGTACTGCCTTATGTATTGGGTGCTATGCAAGAAGTGACTGTAACTGAATACATCACTACAGTCGAAGCCCAAATATGGAGCTGGTTCGAAGGCATGAAAGATCAATTATCAGAAGACGCAGCGGTTCATTTACAGGAAGAAATAAATGACTTGATAGTTGTTGGAACAACTCCATTAACAAATCTTAGCCAATTAGATAACGGTAAGATATATTTACAATATGAGGAATAAATTATGGCTATATTTGTAAAAAACGAAGAAGATTCTAGAAATACTGATATAGTATATTTAAAATCAATAGAAAATGATTTTAAAGCTCCGGGTTGGACTAATATCGCGGGATCAACAAATTCTGGTCTTGGTTCCGGAATAAGTCAAATGAGAACAACTTATATTACTGGTGATTACTATTCGATAAATGACGGATGGGTTCATACGTTTGATTCTAATCATCACTGGGCTTATAATGTTCCGAATAATCAATGGGAATTCATGGATTACGGACAACATAATCTTTTCTCAGATGATACTTTAGTTACATCTATAGATGAAGATATTTATTTATATAGAAATTTTGATGATTCGTCTACTAGGGGTATTTATAAATGGAATAAGGGATCTGGATATTATGATATGGTTTCTTCTATTCCTGGAAATGAATATACCAAACATGTAGAGTTCATATTTTCTTTGGGTGGGTATCTTCATGTTGTTGTACATGAAAGCTGGAAACATTATAAAATAAGTAAGCAGGATCTCGACGACTCTAGTATTTCTATAAATAATAAGAATTGGATAGAATTATCTAATCCGTGGTCTATTTTTGATCCCGGAACATCATACGCTTTCTGGACAATGCGTGAAAAATGTGTTATTCCTTTTGAATTAGAGGGTTTAGTATATATTATAAAAAAGAAAAATTGTTATAAATGGATCGAGCAAACTGATGAATTAATAACTATTCCAGATTCTGAATTTTCATTAACTGGAATGGGATTTTATAATTCAGCAGCGGTAACAACTCCCGGTTTAAATAGCTCGCATTTATTACATATTATAGGTGGCTATAGAGGAACCGTAACTACTCAAAACCCTGGAGCAGGAACAGCTTTATTTTCGACAACTTATACAGATGACGAAAAATATCATTTATATGATAAATTATCTTTATCTTTAGTTGATTCTAATTTAAATGCTAGTTTCAGAGGCTCCTCAGAGTATGGATATGGATGTGCCGCATTTATTTATAATGATGGGTTATATATTATAAACTCTTATGACAAATCCGTTTATAAATTCTTACATGGTGTTACAGAATCTATAAGTATATATGGGCCCACTTCTTGGACAGAGGTCGGTAATTTACCAGAAGATTTTGGCAATAGTGGAGTTTCTGTAGTATACAATAATGAATTACATATATTAGGCCTTAATAATGGTACTGGACATTATAAGTTAACTAGCAATGGATGGGTATCGGTTTCAACACTTCCAATGTCTATAGGCGCTTATGAGTATATTCCACCAGAATGGGAAGAAGGCTCGGGATATTACGTATATACAAGTGGATTTGCGGTAGTTTTAAATAATAAAATTCATTTGGTATATCATCATAAGCATTATACTTGGGATCCCTCAAATGGATGGGTATTATTACATAGTAATGCTGATGTTCCATTTTATTCTAATGGATGTGTTATAGTATTTAATAACGAGATTCACATATTAGGATATTGGTATGATACTGGATCTATGTTGGGTCCTGATCCGGAAGGTGAGCATTATGTATATTCTAATGGACAATGGTCAAATATAAATCCAGGAAATTACCAAGATGATGAATATAGATTGAACGACCTGTATCTTATTAGAGGCGGCATAAAAGCTAATGCTTTTGTGTATAATAACGAGCTATATTTGCTAAGTAACGAAAATGGTAGTTGGGATCCCGTTGCTGGAAAAGCTTATAAAAATCTTTTCAAATGGAATGGCAATTCTAGCAATTCCATATGGACTGAGGTAACAACTGCACGAAACGTTATACCATTTATAAGAGATAATAATGCAAAACAAAGGAAGTCATCAATCGTTTTTGCTAATGAATCTGGTATTGATTATTTATATGAGAATTATCAGTATAGATTTCAAGGTACTACTTGGGAATTGGTAGACGATGATAACCCATTTAGTATAAAATATGGAGGTTCTGCTAATTTTCTAAATAATCTCGGGTATGCCATGTCGGGATCAAAATATTATACTTCGGGGAGGGTTTTAGATCCTTTATATTCTCATATTTTCAACAAGATAAAAGGAATTTGGACAAAGGTAAAAGTGCCTACGTACGATGAGTATGGTAACTGTACCATGATCGAACAGGCTAAACGAGTTAAAGCTGTCTGGGTTGGAGGCCCGGATAATAAAGCTAAGAGAGTATATTAATAACGCTTTCATCTTATTCTCCTTTATTCATATATTTGTTTAGGGGCTGTGGTGGTATAGGAGACATCACAGCCTGACAAATAATTCGTAAAATTTACAAAGTATATAATAGAAGAGTTATATGGTCGTTAAGCTACACGACATTAATAAAAGAGAGAAAAGGGATTCGCTGAAAAATGCGTAGCGTGAGCAAACAAAATAACCCGCGGTTGATGTTAGCCGAACACGTAAGTAACACGTATACTCTTTTAGGGTGCGTAAAGGCAATCAGCCTCTACAATTCCTATTTTTTTTTTTCGTAGGTTTTACAAAGTATATAATGAAACTAACTAACCATGTTTCACTTATTAGGAGGTGACAACTTATGACGACTGAGCTGGTTATTAATTTTGTTCGAGGTACTCACGAAGAGTATAAAGACATTGAAGGTTTAGATATGAACTATGTAACATGTGGTTCTGAACAAGAAGCAATGAATTATATTTACAAATTTGAGGACAAGGACAAAGATAAGATAATCGATCACGTAAGAATCACGAAAGGTGTGTATGGAGAAGACGTTTACTATGTATATTATAAGTATAAAGAGGACAATACAAAGATAATGCAGGTATTCGAGGAGGAGCCCTAACAAGGGCTCTTTCTTTTTCGTAATATCTACACTTGTCATAATAGAAAGGAGGATATTTTATTATGGCAAAAAGTGTATATATTGTACAATATCATGACAACTCATGGGGCGCACAAATGTCATTTGATGACATACTTGGTGTATATGATTCGGAAGAGGTAGCGATGAAGAGAGCCGAAGAATTTCAATCGAAGTGGGCGTTTGATGATGATGGAATTAGCGTCAATGAGTATGATATTAATGAAGATGCACTTACTATGAGAGAGATAGAAATAGAAATGGGAGAGCCTACATAGGCTCTTCTTTTTCGTAAATAATACAAGCCCTCTAATGTAACTATTAGTTTAGTATTTACTTTAGGAGGTAATAATATGAAAGAGATGATTTATAGTGGAAACGGTAAATCAGAGATACTTCATGTGGAATGGAATAATCATGGACAAGCGTTGGCTGTGGTGAATGTGCGTGGCTCACACCCATGTGCGTATATTCAATTTCCAGAACTTAAAGAAGTGGGGAGTTACGATGATATTTATATTGGATCTAATGGCGAGTCAGAAATAGATGAGGATTTCTGGATTCACGGAGGATTTACATATTTAGGATCATTGGAAAATCTTGGACTTCCTGGTGACTGGATTGGATGGGATTATGCGCATAGCGGCGATTGGACACAAAGTATGCCACCGCAGACGGACGTATTTAACCATGAAGACGAGAGAAAATACACAACGGAAGAGATTGTAAATACCGCGAGAAAAGCTTTAGATTATATTTCTAAAGGGTATTATTACATCGAAAAAACTGAATATTAACACTACATAGAAGGGTCTACAAGGGCTCTTCTTTTTCGAAATCAAATCTCAAAATTTCCCCAGTGGGATTTTTTGATAAATAGTCGCATTTTTACAACTTCTATTATAGAACCATTAACCATAATTTTATATAGGAGGCGACTTATGAAAATTAGGAAAATTGATTTTTTAACAGGAACACATGAAGAATTCGTGGATCGCGAAGGTTTGGATATGAACTACGTAACATGTAGTACATATGAAGCCGCGGCGGACTATGTAACAAAATTTGTGGATCGGGATAAAGACAAAATAGTAGATCATATAAGACTTACTAAAGGAATTTATGGAGAACCGGTTTATTATGTATATTATAAGTATAAAGAGGAGGCGTCTTAACAGACCCTCTTCTTTTTCGTACGTTTTACAACTCCTATTATAGGAGACTTATTAACTATTTTTGAAAGGAGATTTATTATGACATATGTAACATTTATGATGACTTTAATTTGTATATTTGTATTATTTGCAGGTATAGAGATACTGGACATGATTGGATGTGATGTAGTTAATGCAATCGAAAAAAAGATGGTAAAATTTGGTTTATTTTTAGAAAAGAAAGGACTCTTGTAATTACAAGGGTTCTTTCTTTTTCGCATATTCTACAGTTACTATTATGAAAGGAGGCTAACTATGGAGCAGGAAATTAGAGAATTGTATTGTCGTGGTTATTTCATATGGGAAATAGCTAAGATATATAATATCAGCGAGGCACAAGTAGTTAAGATTCTTAAATTATAGGAGGAGACAAAGTATGAACGACAATGATATGTTATTGCTTTTAATTAAGAATAATGCAAAATTGATCGAGAAGCAGCAGAAGGAAATTGAACTATTATCAGAAAGAATAGATAATATGAACGAGTATTTGTTGCTTGTGACCAATGCATTAATATGTATGAATAAGCAGTAATAAGATCGGAGGCAGCTTTTACAGTGCCTCTTCTTTTTTCGTATATTTTACAACCCCTATAATGTAAGAAAGGATTACACTTAGTTTAGGAGGTAACGGTATGAAGAAATTTAAAGATGTTATTGTAACTATTAGTTTTATTGTAGTATTAATTATGACTGTAGTATATTTCGTATATGCTCTTTATGAGGGAATAGGAGAAATGGATAGTCTTAGCATAGAAGGATACGATTTATTTTGGTATCAGTTATGCATAGGCATACTATTGATCAGATATCCAGCAAAGGAGAAGATTCAAAATGTAATAAAGTTTTTAAAGAATGAAGCAACAAAACAAAATAAAACAAATAATGGAAAAAAGAATCAGAAAGTAACTAACAAAGCTTAACACATTCCTTTCATACACCAAACCTCAAGGGGGGCGCTTATACAGGCCCTCTAGGGTTTTTCGTATATTTTACAACTTCTTTAATGAACTTATTGTTATATTTCACGAAAAGGAGGCAGTGAAATGGCGAGAATTTATGAAACGGAAAGGTCGTTTAAAGAAGTAGTGATCGATTTAATGGATGTGCTAGACACATACATGCTGAAAATGATCGAAGCATCTGGTGTAGATATGGATGACATGGACGATGAAGAACGAGAAATGTTTGACATGACTAATAAGATGTTTGATCTTTGTGCAGAATGTAGTGCTGCGTACGTCAATGACATTGATCAGATTAAGAATGATCTTACAGAGATTAAAGCATTATTAGCTAACAAGTGAATAACAAAGGATCAAAAGAAAGGAGGTCTTAATGACAGGATTAACTAAGGCATTAGCAAAATGGGCAATTAGCTGTGCGGCATTAATAATATTATTCCTTATATTTGGGGATATTGGTATATTATTCGCCGTGGCTTTTTGCTACGTTCTATGCAAATATTGGTAAGTTTTAATCCAGGGGTCTATACAAGGCCTCCTGGTTTTCTACAGCTCCTATTATAGAAAGGAGGTAAGATTATATGATAGATCTTACAAACGAAAATCACAAAAGAGGAGTTATGATACTTAATTCTAAAGACGTTAGAAATGTTGATAGGTATTTATTTGATTGGAAAATTCATACGGGATGCGCCGAGAATTATGTAGACGTTCTTATTGCTAGAACTAAGACGTTAGACGTCTCAGATTCTGTGAAAGAAAGTATGCTATCAGATTTAGGATTTATTCTGGATTGGATTAAAAAATCAGCTATAGATATTGACAAGGCAAGAGAGGTCTTTAGATGAGGGGCTACGGCTCCTCTTCTTTTTTCGTATATTTTACAAGCCTTCTAGTGTAAGGAGGTGATTTTATGAACAAAGAGAGGAAAATAAAAGAACCAGAAACTGTAATAACAGATCATATGGGATGGTATCATGACGGATATTATTGTAACTGTGCGGCTTGTCCTTATGCGGTAGCAGACATAGAGGGCAATCAAGCGTGTTATAAAGAAGAATATTTGTCATGTGATCTTAACAACTGAATATTAAGAGGGTGCTTTTACAGACCCTCTCTTTTTTTTTTTCGTATATTTTACAATTCTTATAATGTAACTATTAATCTATTTTATAGGAGGTAACATATATGAGTAAAGAAAGGAAGCAGATATTAGCAGGATTGGAAGATATCCAGGAGACATTAGAAGAAGAGATAACGGATAAAGATCTGGAAAATGTTCCAGATAACATCAAATCTCAGATCTATAAATCTTTTGGGGAGTTATATTCTGCAGTATTCGCAGTTGTTGGATACTCAACAATACATCCGAATAATGATTAAATTAACGGAGGAGTCCTAACAAGGGCTCTTCTTTTTTAATTCGTAAAAATTACAGCGCCTATTATGTAACTATAATCACATTTTTTAGGAGGTAATGTATGAACGATTTGTATGAAATCTTTGGCATTGAAACAGATGAAGAAGTGATCGATAGATACAAGGAAAGGAGAGAAGAGGAAGAGGAGTCTTAACAGACTCTTCTTCTTTTCTTTTTTACAACTTATCTAATGTAATAATTAACTTAGTTTATAGGAGGTAACAACTATGAAGAAATTTTTAAAGATAATTTATTTAATTATCGGTATGGCAGCAACATTAATAGGTGGAGCATTAATCCCCAAGGAGAATTTCAAGGCGTATAAGAACTATATGGACGCCATAGGAGCCAATCCCGTTTTAGGATTTATGCTTGGGACTATAACAATGATACTACTATGGCCGATTTGTTTGATTATCGGTTTTCTAATGAACGTTACGAACAAAATAAGTTAATGGTAAAAGAGAGGATCTATAACAGGTCCTCTCGCATTTTTTACAAGTCTCATAATAGAAAAGGAGGAAAACAACATGAAAAAGACAGTTAAAAAAGAACTGGAAGAGCAGATCAAGGTAGTAAGAGATGCGAGCATGGGATATGATGTAGGATCAGAAGAATTTCTAAATGCGTGTAAAGCGGAGAATCAGCTGGCCGAAGCAGCACAGAAGACAAAAGTAATAAGTGCTGACACGGTAGTAGCTGGAGCAGGCACAGCGTTGATGTTCTTAACCTATATGATATTCTCGGATACTCACATCGTTGACACACGACCGATCCAGTTTGCGAAATCAGTCTTCAAGAAATGGTGGTAACTTCCATTTCTAACCAAAAGCGAGAGCCCAATAACAAGGGCTCTTTGCTTCTCGTATATTCTACACCTCCTATAATAGAAGTAACATTTTTGTTTTATAGGAGAGAACAACTATGATGAATTTTATATTTGGTATTTTATTAATTAGCTTATTTATATGGGCCGATTATGAGCAGTATCAGGACGAGTATAAAGACAGATTCGTTCCTACAAAATGAAAATTGAATATTGACACAAAGTTAAGAGGATTAAACAAATCCTCTAGCTTTCTCGTATATTCTACAGTTTCTATAATGTAAAGGAGGTAACAAAATATGATAACTATACTATTATTATTTATCGCGTTATGCTTATTGGGCATAGTAGCTCTTATTATAGGAGGACTAATATATGTAGCATGGCCGATAGCACTTATTTTAGTATTGGGAATCATCTTGGATTTCCACTTTATTAAAAAGATATTTTTTAAGTAAAGATTGGGGGATTCGTAACTATTACGAGTCCTCTGGTCTTTGTATTATGGGAGGAAACTAATGTATCGCTTCAGACCAGGAGTGTCTAAAACTTACGAATTTGAAACAACTAATAGATTATATTTCTGGAAGTTTCAAGAGATTTTGGAGAAATTTGGATTGTTAGCTCTCGACAGTTATTTCGGGTCTACGTACGATTATCATAGTATCCGATTTAGTTGTGAGCCAAATCTTAGACTCCGAATGGAGTACATCTTTAGACGCTCAATGGGTCTAAAGAAATTATATTTGTTAGATCTTGATCGTTATCAGAATAGGACACAGAGATATAAGGAGGAAAATTATGCGATCTTCTAGATATGGTCCGCCACCTCGAGAAGATTTCCGAGATGGTGATCCAACAGTTAGTGACTATGAGATGTCAAGCGAAGAGTATACAGGCGTATATTTAATGTCACAAGTACTAGATAAAATGCCTAAATGTGATTACTCTCAGCCGCTTGACGATGTATATTTTAAAGATGGTGTTATCCATTCTCATTGGGTAGTACTATTTAGTTGTATGCCACGAGACGTCGGTAGATTAGAAGCTATAAGTAAACGTCTGGGCAGATATGCAGTAAAAATTAAAAACTATGACTTAAGATATATGGAGGATTATAGATGAGAATTATATTTGACGGTGGAGAGGTGTTAGATCTTAAAAACATTAACAAAATAATAATTGAATCTCAAGAGGAAAAAGAGATCATCATTAATGCTCAGTTAGATAAATTGAGATCGGAAATGAAGGAGGATAAAGAATGACAATAGAAGAAGCAATCACACAACTAGATTATTTAAAAAACTTTAAGACGGACTGGGATATTGCTATATGTATAGGTCGCAGGAAGGAGAAGGAGACGCTAAGTAGACAGGAGATGATTGAAGGGGATATGGAAAAAATTAGAGAAGTAATGGATTGTGATTCGGATGTGGAAATAAAATGTAAGATGATTTTTTGCATTTTGTTTCCACATTATTTTGAAAAGCCAGAGCCAGAATCTCCTTGTGATTTATGTATATATAATCCACCCAGTAGTTGTGATGGTAAACCTTGTACTATGTGTCCTGCTACAACAGATATGGCAATAGAGCAAAAGCCCGAAACAGTAACAGAGTTTGCAGATCGTTGTCGTGAATGTGGAGCGAAATACGGCAAGTTGTTAAAGCAAGAGCCAAAGACAGGGCATTGGATAGCAGATGTATTTGTAGATGAATGCTCTGTTTGTGGCGAACAAACCTTGTTTTTTGAAGATCAACGGAAAAACTTTTGCCCTAATTGCGGAGCGAAGATGGTTGAGCCACAGTAACAGATAGATATTATATGGAGGATAAATAAATGTCAATGGCAATAATGAAACCAGATTATGATATTTCAGAACTTAAGCAGATAACGGAGTCAAGTAACATTAAAGCGGATGCAGATGTAAATAAGATGCATTACGATTCGATCAAAGATTTAGCTTTTTCCGTAGATGAGACAGAAGCTGGAATAATAGCCGAAATTTTATGCACTAGGTATCCTGGCATTATATTCGATGCTCTTAAATGCAGAATGTCAAGACTTCAGACATCTGTAGAAAATATGGTAAAGATCGCGGAGGAATTCAGATGAAAAAGTTATTAGTTATCTTAGTAATACTAATTATATTTCCTAAGATGTCTACGTACGCTGCAGAACCCGAATTACAGATGATGCGTGCCACCGCATATATCGGGCCTACGGACACAACTTGTTCAGGTAAGCCAGTATATCGTGGAATAGCCGGAGCAAATAAAAGACACATAGGACAAACAGCTATAGTATATCAGAGACTTCCTAACAATGAGATAGGGAAGATAATAGGTATCTATGAGGTAGAAGATACCGGAGATACTCCCGGAATTAATAACGACAATGTAATTGATATTTGGTGTCCGGATCCTGACGAATGTCAAAATTTCATGGATAAAGTCTATGAGGACGGGTGTCAAGGGAAAGTATATGTACAGTGGGTGGAGGCTAAAGGATGAACAAATTTTATTCATTCAAGAGCAAAAAGCAAAGAACTAACAAAATGGTGGCATTAGATAAGGACCACATTTACAATTTAATGGCTAGTAGTAAATACTCACATATAGCTATTAGTTATTTTAGAAACCATAAACCTTATAAATGTGATTACGGAAGAGATGAGGAGGATAATCATGAAGATATTCATTAGTGGACCTATGGCAAACAAAGAAGATAATAATATTGCAGAATTTAATAAAATTGAGAATAGTCTTAGAGAATTGGGCTTTGACGTATATAATCCGGCATGGAATTTTTATGGTGCCGATTGGGATCGTAAAGAAATGTTGGCCGTTGATATTATGGCGCTTAGTCATTGTGACGGGGTCGTGCAGTTAGACGGATGGAGACAAGCAAGCGGGTGTGTGGCCGAGTATGCATTTGCTAACGCATGTGATATGCCGTTATATTCTGAAAAGCATATTGAAGAAATGTTATCGCAGAAAACCTCTATTGCGAAAAAGAGAGCAACGTTTATGGTCAATAGATATTTAAGGAGGGATAAGAATGTCAATCGAACAGATGCGAGGAATGATATCTAAAGTATATGGTCCAACAGCATTTAAATGGATATTGCGTTGTCGAAAAATGAAAGACGAACAAGTAATAGCAGTATATTATAGAATGAAAGAAGCTGGAAAGTTTGACAAACGTAGAAAAGAAGTTAAAGATATTCAGAAAAAGAATGAGCAGTATCATCAGATGACTTTATGGGAATATGGCATTGATATTTAAAGGAGGACATTAATGGCACGAGAAACTAATTTCGAAAGAATTACTAGACTTAGTAAAGAAGCCAGAGAACTCACCAAAAACTGTAAGGAACATAACTGTCCATATTTGAAGCGGTTCAGCGGATCGTGCAATAGTAAATGCGACATATATCTACAATATTATTGTGGGTATTGTGATATTACCGGACACGCAAGACTGAAGGAACCGGAGAATGTGGATCCTAATAAGTGCACCCATTGGCAAGATGAGCCGCCGCAAACAAATAAAACAAGACTTATATTTAATGAGTTTTAATTTTTATATAAAGGAGAATAAAAATGACAAAAAATGATATTAAGTTAATTGTAGAAATCGGAGCAGTAATAGGATGGATCGGCACACTGGCGTATTCTATAAGTGCCAACTTAAAATTAAATAAGGTAGCAGCTAAGCTGGATATTGCAGTCGATGATATGATCGAATCAAATCAGATCGAGATACCTACTGATATGATTGAGCGATCAGTAGTTAAGATAGCTGAGAGAAAGTATGATATGGCTATTCGCAATGCGTGTGACGAGGCAGTAACCAGAACACGTAATGACTTTGACAACAGAATTAAGGTTGCAGTTGCCGATGAATTTAATATCCAGAAGGCAGAAGTGGCCAAGGAGATGAAGCGTAAGATAAATAGCATTGATATTTCCGCTATACGCAGAGAGGTAGTCGAGGAGGCTAAGGAGACTGCTGCAGAGAAATTTAAGTCTGATCTGGATGATATTTTGGCTAAGCATAATGAGGAGCTCGATAACGTCAGCACTATTTATGCATCTATAGCTGAGAAATTAAGCGGTAAGTAATTTATCGTAAAAATTACAGCGGCTAAGATAGAAAGGAGGATATTTTATGGCAGTTTTAAAAGTTATATTTAAAGGAGTATTTTATACAATCTATACCCTAGCAATGCTAATCCTGCTTCTATTCACTATAGGATGGAAGTTCGGATTAACCGACGAAGAGAAGGAGGAATTTAAAGACTTATTTAAAAGTAAAAAAGACGCTTTTAAATATCGGAAGTATTCTAAGATAATTTAAGGCAACGGCCTGGGGCACTACGGTGCCTCTAGGCTTTTGAAAGGAGAATATTATGGCTTGTTGGAGATTGGATGAAAATATGTCATTTAAAACAGATGAGAGATACCCTAAATTTGTTACGGTTAAGATCGGTAATTTTGATCGTTTAGCATCAGCTAAAGATATTGAGAGATTGCGCGATACCTGTAATGAGATACTGATTACCTTTAAGGAGAGTAACAATGAGTGATTATATTTTGGAACTCGCAGCGGCTTTAGAACGTCATATGCCAGAAGGGGATATTAATTATTGGATGGAACTTATTATGATGGATAGTAAGGTGGCACGCATGGCTGTTCAATTTTTAGAGGAGGATAATAAACGTGAAATGGATTCGTAAATTTTTCCCAGTGGGATTTTTCGTTAAATACTCGCCAATACGGGACTTTCTTAAGTTTCCGGATAAATATATTATTACCATAACGAGCGACCCCAAGAAAGAAACTATTGATATTCATATTAAAAGGGGGTAAAAATGAACCTACGAACACGATATAAGAGATTAAAGCAGTTTGTTGAGTGTACTAAAGTTGACTATCGTGATATCCATATTGATAGGACTCAGCTAGAACATTTTAGGTATAAAACTGATATTCCATTATTTTATGGAAGAGACGATCTAGCCACTGACGAACACGCATTACGTGTAGCAAAGGGCAAGCTAAAAGACGAGTTCTCAAAATTAGTAGATCGATATATTGAGATCCTTCCAGACGGAACCATAACTTTAGATGTCTGGTTTAAGCCCGAGATTTCCCTTGTTAAGGATGGCGTAACTATAGTAGGAGGAGAGAATGATAGCAGTAGTAACAGTAATGGATGAAACAACTGGTAAAATTTTTGTTAAAGAACAGCCCATGCAACCAACGTCTTCTTTTGAAGACATTACAGATATGACTGATACATATCGTTGGGACTTTAAGTATAGTTTCTTTAAGGAGGTGACAGAAGAGGAATGATAACACTTTTATTTTGGTGTTTTTTAAATGGCTTTTTATTTCACTTTGATCCAAGTACTATGGCAGAAGATACTAAAATACTTATACACGTTATATGTATAGCAAGTGATTTAAATTTAATTACTACACTAATAAATAGTAGGAGGAGAGAATGAGACTATGGCACAAAGATCTAATACCTTATCTTCCGGAGAAGTGGCTTCTGGCTCAATGGCGAGAATGCTGTGCTATAGCTTCACTATTAGCACGTGACCACACGCCCAATCATATTCTGGTTAATCCCATAATAGAGTATGATCCCTCACACTTTATATCCTATTGTAGCCTTGTGTATAAAGAAGCCTACGAACGAGGGTATAAAATAACAGAGAAGGCGCGTAAAAAGCTGGAGGACGACATACACGCATGGCAGTTATATTTGAAATTTGAGCTGCCATGGGAGATAGACAGCAAAATACCCGTGCAATATGACAATCTTTTCTATAACTGGCATAATGAGAGATATTTTGTCCAGTGTTACTACAATCTCCAGGAGAAATATGACCGAGGCGGCATATCTGACGAAGAATGGGGAGATTTGGAAGACTGGTACGTACGACATTAAGTCGTAATTTCTACAAGGCCTCTAATAGAAAGGAGATTTTCATTATGATTAATTTTATTAAATCTTTATTTTTAAAAAGGGAACTTAAAAAAGAAGTAAAGGATATTGAAAAGATCGATAGTGAAGAGTTAAGACTTCTTAATATTCACATGCGTGGATTAGAGGAGAGATATACTCGATATTATAACATGATCTTAACGTGCCCTTACTACACATTTAAGTACAAGAAGAATATTTATGAAGATTTGAAATCTTTAATCAATATTATGAACGATTTCAGATTCAGAAACAATTACAACTTAATATAGTCTGAAGGGGCTTGTTATATTTAACAGGCCCTTTAGGCTTTTGGAGGATAAAATGTCTAGAGTAGAGGAAAACCAAAAAAGATGCGATAACTGGAATAATGCATCTTTTTCTGGACCAACAGCACAAGTAGAGGCAAGGCTTAAGATAGCTGAGATAAATGCACTGATGGATATTAGTCAGTCTCTTGCTATTATAGCCGATCGTATATCAGCGGAGAAAGACGATGGAAAATAAGACAAAAGAAGTAAGATTCGACTTATATTGTAACTCTTGTAAGTATCACGATTTAGATGAGTCAAAAGATCCATGTAATGACTGTTTAAACGAACCTTCAAATGAGAACTCACATAAACCGGTTTTCTGGAAGGAGAAAGAATCGTAATAATTACAATCACCATTATAGAAAGGAGGATATTCAATGGATAATGAAGAAGTAGTAGTTGATGACATCGTTGAAGAAAAGGAAGAACTCCCGTGGTGGAAAAAGTACAATCCTGTAAGGATGTATAAGGAAGACAACACATTTAAACAGTTTACGAACGCGGCATTATTAACCATATTAGGAGGAGTGGTTAAACTTGCATGTAGTCGTAAGGAATATGATAATTCCGTATATATCACAACACAGGATGACGAGATTTATAAAATCCCGGCGAGATCTTGTAAAACGATCAAACACAACAAATCAAAAGTTGAATAACTAAAGCAAAAATCAGAGGCATTTTTACAATGTCTCTGAGCTTTCGACGAAAGGAGGACTCACCATGACAATACTCACTATTATATTTATAGCCATTAGTATACTTGAGCTCGGTTTATTAATACGCTATAGACATAATATAGTGGAGTACGCTCACAAACAAAACCAGGTAATAACTAATATTATCCTTAATGAGGATATTTTAGATGCCAGTATTAAACAGATAAGTGAGGTGTACGGCATCGAGGAGGAAGAATTAATAGATATTCTGTCACAACACAGGAGTAATATATGAATATTAAAGGAGTATTGAAAACAGCGAAGATATTCTGTCATAATAATGCGCCGAATATTCTGACGATCACAAGCTGTGTGGGTTTGGGTGCTACGGTATATAATGCCATCCAAGACACACGCAAAGCAGTAGCAATATGCAGAAGGGAAAAGCCCGAAAATCTCAAGGAAGAGATTAAGCTAACCTGGAAGTGTTATATTCCTACAGGTATATCCGCATTATCAACGGGCGCTTGCATAATTGGAAGCAGGACGGCTAGTGATAAGCAGCTTAAAAGCATGTCCTCAGCATATTTGGGATCCCAGGCATTATTGCAGGAGTATCAACGCAAGGTAGTAGAGAGAATAGGAGTTAATAAGGAAAGAGAAGTATATGAGGAAGCGGTAACCGCAATAGCTGATAGAAAAGCTCCTCCGCAATTATATTCTGACGGCGGTATGGCTGGGGAAGTCATTGATACGGGCCATGGCAATACTTTATTTTATGATGAGATAGCCGAAAGATGGTTCAAGTCAGACCTCCAATATCTCAAAGAGCAGAAAAACAATATGAATGCTGAGATATTAGGCGGTGAGATGTATTATGACTGGAACGAGATAATGTATCGCTGGGGCTTGCCGATGAAAGAATACGGTGGGGATCGATTGATAACTACTTCTCACTTATTTGAACCTAAATTCACACCGGAATTAATGGATAATGGGCAGGTACGCATCATTATATCCTATAATTTAGTTCCAGCTAGTGAGTATTTTGATAAAGAGAGGTAACTTATGGATACTATATTACTATATGCTAAAGATAGATTTGACGCTGCCGAAGCCTTAACCATCCTTTGTAATGATATTAAGGCTGTAGAAGAGGCCAACCATAAGTTATATTTCAGAAGATTGATGTTCAACTCGTTTACTATATCCTCCGGGCATACGGACGAAGACGGAACACGTCATTTGGACGGTGATAAGGAGGTTGTGATATTTCCAATGGAGCGAGAAGAACAGTTAGAAAAGCTTAAAGTTGGTAAAAATATCCTGGAATTGAGAAATTGTAACTGGATAATAGGTGAAGGAGAAAAGGCTGTAGAACGAAGATCTCATATTATAAATTGGCTTCTAGGTGCCGATTGGAATTCGTAAAAAATACAGGCTCTATTATGTAGGAGAAACAACATTTTCAAGGAAAGGAGATTTCGAACATGAAAATAGGCAAGAAAGAACTTATACTTAGAGATGTAGCAGAAGACGAAGTAACTGATGTAACAGATGAGAACACAGAGGAGGATACGGAAGTGAAGAATGGTTTTATTAAGAGACATTGGAAGAAGATCGTTGGTGGAGTAGCAATCGGAGCAGCCGCATTAGGCGTGAAGGCGCTATTAACCAAGAATGATGACGATGATCTTGATGACTATGACGAAGTAATCGACGATGAGGAATCTGAGTCAGCAGCGGATGAAGCAACAAACGAGAGTTAGAAAGCAAAATTTATGATCGAGTTTAACAATTAAATGTTGTCTCCTAGCGGAGAGGTTTTGTACCAGTCTACAAAGCCTCTTCGTCCTACGACAGCACAAAATAAAGGAGGATAAGATGAATAAAGAAGAACTCAAGAAGTGGTGGGCAGATAACGGCGACGATGTTAAGTTTTGTGCCGCATTGTTTGGCATAGTGTATTCTAGCGTACGTATTGGTTATATTTTAGGAGTGCGTGATGGATATCTCAAAGGCATCTGTGATGTATTTTCTTCTGTAGATCAGGTTAAAAAGTTTTAAAGGAGGGCTAATAAATGGCAGAGCGTAAGCTACCGTCTGTTGAAGATTTTCCTTCAGCAGCCATTGGCGCCAAAAATGAAGTAAGGCCTGAACCGCCTGAGAAATTACAGCTTAAAGGTGGCATCAAGCGCAAAAAATCTAATATATTCCGTGAAGTAGGTAATGATCTTAGAGAGGATGCACCAAGCATAGGTGAGCATCTATTGTATGATATTTTACTTCCTGCTTTGCGTGATCTTATATCCGATATGGGTCATGGGGCACTTGACATGGCTATGGGAACTGAGACTAGGCGTTATAGTAGTAGGAGCTACGGGCGACGCGATAGTTACATCTCTTATGATCGATATTATGATGATAGAGATCGTAGGAGGCGGGACAGAGAAGAGGATAGGGAACGAGATCGCAACCGGAGACGCAATCGTGACCTATCCTCCTTTGTTTTTGAATATCGTGAGGATGCCGAAGACGCATTAGATAGAATGTGCGATTATATTGAGAGATTCCATGAGGTGCCGGTAAGTTATTTCTATGATATCTGTGGAGAGACGGTGCCCGGCGACTTCACCTCTGATGATTGGGGATGGACAAATCTCAGGGATGCGCGAGTAGTACGTGATGGTCGTAAAGGATATTACATCGATTTTCCGAGAGCGAGGGCACTATGATAGGCATATTTCTTAGTGTCCTGTTATTCCTTGCTGGTATGTATAGCCTTGCACATAATGAGTTAATTATATTTCTCACGTGTCAAGGCTGTGCGCTGGCATGGTATATAGCAGGATATTTTCATCATAAATTCGAATCACAATTTAGTTTGTATAAAGGAATAAAGGAGGACAAAGTTAATGAAGTTCGTCACAACAGTTAAGAATGTCGGCAGAGTTGCGCTGGCATGGACCAAGACACATAGTCCTCAGCTGTTAATGGCTGGTGGTACTGTGGCGTTTGGCGCAGCATTATATTCTACGGGTAAGGCGGCAGTCAAAGCCCAGGATATTTTGGTCGATCACAAGGTTAATCTCGATCATGCGAAAATGATTGAGGACAAAAAAGAAATAAGAAAAGTCTATGCTAAGACTGGTCTGGAAATGGCTAAGGATTTTGCTCCGGCAGCAGGATGCGCAGCAGTGGCAGTAACTTGTTATTTTGCATCTTATGGCATATTGCAGAAGAGATATGCTACATTATCTGCGGCATATGTGGCGCTCGATAAATCTTTTAAGCTCTACAGACAGAGAGTTATAGAGGATCAGGGTAAAGATAAGGATACATATTATCTTACTGGTGTTAAGCTTAAGACGATCACAGAAAAAGATCCCGAAACTGGCGAAAAAGTTAAGAAGCAGGTTGTGGATTTTGGTAATGGTGTAGTAATAGCCAATCCCTATGCGTTTAAATTTGGTAAGAGACGCGAGGATGGGGAACTTAATCCTATGTGGTGTAAAGATCCCACAATGAACCGTGCCCTGGTGTTGGGACAGATAGATTATCTCAATGATCAATTATATTTGAGATGTGTGTTCGACAAAGACGGACGAGTTATTAAGCGGGGATCGGTATTTCTTAATGAGTTCAGAGAACTCTTAGGTGAGACTCATAACACCATTGGTGCTATAGCTGGAAACTTATTCAGTAATGGTGAGCCCGGATGTAACGGTTTTATTAGCGAAGACTGTATTATAGAAGGAACTGAGATCGATCCGGAGACTAATGAGGAAATTCCTTGCATTTATATTAGTCCCAATTGCGATGGTATGATATATGATCTCGTGGATAAATTTGAAGATGAACCATTTTTTCCTTCATATGATATATCCCATGACGAAGAAGTATGGTCTGTCGAATAAGGAGAGTAAACAATGAATAAAGGAATTATATTTCTGATCGGTACAGTAGTAGGTGCGGCAGCAGGCGCTGGTATTACGGCATATTTCCTGAAAGATAAGTATGAACAGGAAGCCTGTGATCTTATAGATGAGTATCATGACAGATGCGAGGAGAGGATCCTCAAGATCATGGAAGCTTATGGTGTAGAAGAAGTAGAGGTCGATGACGATATCGATAATTCTTCAGAAGAATCTAATGTGGATCCGCGCGATGATTATGGAAATAACGAAGGAGTTAAGAAATATCATCGTTATGCGGCACCTTTTAGTGGCGAAAAGAAATCTGAGATGGAGGATGATATGACCAAGGGTCAGGAAGATGTTTTGAAATATCCTAAGTATGACGATTGTCCTGAATGGATAGAAGAGATCACAGAAGATGATTTCATGGTTGAAGAAAAGCAGCACGATGATATTTACATGGTGTTTGACTTCAATACCGATCGTCTGTTAATGAATCCTGATACAGATGATGAGATCGATGCAGAAGAGCAGCTTCATATGAGCAGAAGTGAAATAATAGGTAACTTCTGGAAGTTTGCTACAGATTATCTGTCAGATGACGACGGTACTGGGGCATTCTACGTGAGAAATAATCGTCTTATGAAGGATATTGAGGTTATTGTCAGATATGATCCTAATCAGGATGTAGTTGAAGTTAACTAATTATATTTTAAAAAGGAGGGTCACTCACCATGGCTTGTAAGTTAACAAAATACGAACTTCGTAAGGGTTATATTGTAATTAATTCTTCGAAATTACTTTTCGATATTAAGAAGGCATATTCTAAGAAGGATTGTGAGCATTCAGATCTTACCAGTTTTTCAGCAATAATAGAGAATGAGGGAATTAGTAATAGTGTATTGTCTAATTCTATGCATTCTTATGAGAGAACTGATCGTAAGGCGGCTGGGTTATCTAACAAAGAAGTAATAGATAAATTATATCCTACGGAAAATTATTCAGATTCACGCATTGGGTATATGCAGAATATTTATTATAATACTCTGCTAAGGTTATTCCATCTGGATGATATTTATAGGATACCTACTAGAGAAGAGCTCAAGTTAATGGGAAAGGAAAATGAAGAAATTTCCGTAGATTCTGATCATATAACTAGGCAGGATATTAATGAGCTTAGGACGGATCTAAGAATGCTTACTAAGTCAATAATGCTTTTATCGGAGACGTTATCTGTTAATATTAAACAGAAGCCTCAGGCTACTATTATAAAGGATTTATCTAAAAAGTAAGGAGGACTAATGAGAGAGCAGGATAACTATAGTCCTGCTACATCTACCGATTATATTCATTGGGTTGCTACGGATAAACTCGGTCTTAGTGATAAACAGTATCGTGAGTATAATTTCTTATTTAACGATCTTGCTAAAATTGAGTTTATCCCGACCCACCCGATGGATAAGAATAGAGCAAGCGATGGGCTGTCTCTTAGAGAGAAGTTCACATACGAAACTGGGGATTTCCTCGACAGTTCATCGGGGCTTACGCCCAAATGCTCGATATTTGAGATGTTAGCTGGACTAGCTATACGCATTGAGAATCAGCTAATGAGAAATCTCTCCATAGGTGACAGAACCAGTAAATGGTTTCTTGAGATGATAGATAATTTAGGATTCTCAGAGTGTAAGAATAAAAATTGGAAGTATGACTTCGAAGCTCTTATTAATAATGCATGCGACGGTATCAATAATAAGAGTGAGTTAAGACTATTTCCTGGTAAGAAAAACTTAATAAATGAAGAAATTTGGGTTCAGTGTATGTCATATATTAAGAATCACTATTTTGAAGATGGTGAGAAGCTTGATTTGTACACCGACTCTTAAGTTTTCCCGGAAAGGAGAATTATATTTAATGGCTAGAATAATGACATGTGATATTTGTGGAGAAGAGATGGATCAGAATGGCAATTTAGCAGATTTTGCTATGAACGTGCCGGAACAAGCATCCACATTGCGTATAAATATGAGTGCTAATGGTAGGGATTTAGTGTTTGAAATTTGTCCTCATTGTACGCAACGCGTAATGGATTTTATTAAAAATTTGACTAATGAGACTCGATTTGGAGATGAGGGATCGTCTCATGGAGTATCATATTAGTACACAATGCGTATAAAAATCTGTTACACTTTTTGTTACATTTTTATTTTGAAGGGTATTTTTGGGTTTTGGTAGATGGCTACGGACGTCAAAAATTGGCAAAATGTTACAAATATTTGTAACATTGTTACACTTTTTAAAAAAAATGTAACACCCTTTAGCCCGCATGGTTGACAGGTTTTTTGGTAAAATGTTACACTTTTACAAATTTTTAGGGTAGTTATTATAGGAGGAATAGAAGTATATATTAAGTTACCCAAAAATTTTTGTTTTTTGTAACACTTCAAAAATTGTATAGTAAAGGAGAAAATCTGATGGATTTTTTTCAGATTAGAGAAAAATATTATAAATCTAGCGGATCAAGAGATATTTATCCGGATTTTATAGTCGGAAGATCTAAAGATATCATGGTTCGAGGTAAATCCTTCTATGCAATTTGGGATGAAGAGAATCATATTTGGTCAACAGATGAGTATGATGTGTCTAGATTAGTGGATAAAGAGTTAAAAGAATATCTAGAAAAGAAATATCCAAATAATGAGTTTAATATGAATGTTAGATGGATGGGCGGATATTCTTCTGGTAGTTGGAAAAGTTTTAAGCAATACATGAAGGATGTATCAGATAATTCAAAACCACTAGATCTTAAATTAGCTTTTGCTAATACTGAAATTAAACGTAGTGATTATATTTCTAGAAGATTGCCATATAATTTAGAGAAAGGTAAGTGTTCTGCTTGGGATGAGATAGTAGGAACATTATATTCTCCAGAAGAACGTGCAAAGATTGAATGGGCAATTGGAAGTATAATTGCTGGCGACTCAATTAATATTCAGAAGTTTATAGTGTTGTATGGAGATCCTGGATCTGGTAAGAGTACAATACTTAAGATTATTGAGAAATTATTTCCTGGATATTATGTAACGTTTGAAGCAAGAGAATTAACCGGTAAGAATAATGGATTTAGTATGGAGCAGTTCCGTAGTAATCCATTAATAGCCATACAGCACGATGGCGATTTGAGTAGAATTGAGGATAATACTAAATTGAACAGTATTATATCTCACGAGACAATGATAATTAACGAGAAATTTAAAGCTCAGTATAGCATGCATCTTAATTGTATGTTATTTATGGCAACCAATAAGCCGGTTAAGATAACAGATTCAAAGGCGGGTATTATAAGACGTTTAATTGATGTACATCCATCTGGTAAATTAATACCTATAAAGCAATATGACTTATTAATGTCCCAGATAGACTTCGAGCTTGGAGCGATAGCTCAGAGATGTTTAGATGTCTATAGAGATATGGGCAAAAATTATTATAACAAGTATAAGCCGTTAGAGATGATATATAAGACAGATACATTTTTCAATTTTGTCGAGGATTGTTATGAGTCTTTTGAAGAATCTGACGGCGTAACTCTTAAGGCCGCATATTCTATGTATAAGATTTACAAAGAAGAAGCGGGTCTAGAGTATATTATGCCAATGTTCAAATTTAGAGAGGAACTTAAAGATTATTTCGAAGAGTTCCATGATATGATCAGAATAGATGGTAAGCAGGTTCGAAGTTATTATAAAGGATTTATTACAAGTAAGTTTACAAATAAGTATCAGGAAGAACAAAAGAAAGAGGACGATCACCCATATTCTTTACTTCTTGAGAAACACGATACAAGTATATTAGATGAATATTGTAAAGACTGTAAGGCACAATATGCGACAGCTCAAGAGACACCAGGTAAGAAATGGGATAACGTCCGTACAAAGCTGAGTAATATTGACCCTACTAAGTTACATTATATTCTTCCACCAGATAATTTGATTGTCATAGATTTTGATCTTAAAGATGATAATGGAGAAAAGAGCTATGAGTTAAATTTGGAGGCGGCTAGTAAGTGGCCGAAGACATATACTGAGTTGAGTAAAGGAGGAAATGGAATACATCTCCATTATATTTATGACGGAGACGTTACAAAGCTGGCAAGATTATATGATAGAGATATTGAGATTAAAGTATTTACCGGAAACTCGAGTCTAAGGAGAAGACTTACTGCTTGTAACGATATTCCAATAGCAACTATATCCTCCGGTTTACCTTTAAAGGAGGAAAAGATGGTTAACTTCGATGCTATAAAAAGCGAGAAGTCATTGCGTAATCTTATTGAGAGGAATTTGCGGAAAGAAATACATCCAGGAACGAAGCCCTCAATAGATTTTATAGCAAAGATATTAGACGACGCATATTCGTCTGGGTTGAAATTTGATGTAACAGATATGAGACCTAAGATAATGGCGTTTGCTAATAATAGTTCTCACCAGGCAGACTATTGTATTAAGATGGTTAATAAGATGATATTTCAGTCTGACGAGTCGAGCGAGTCGGAAGAGAGATATATTGATGATAGTCTGTTATTTTATGATGTGGAAGTATTTCCTAATTTGTTTGTAGTGGTTTGGAAGAAAGTAGATGATAAGCTTAAGAAAATCGTCCATGAGAAGGACCCAGATAAGCTTAATAAATATTGTCTAGATGCAAAGAAGAATTGTGTTAGGATGATAAATCCAAAGCCAACAGATATTGAGGAATTATTAAAGCATAAGCTGATAGGGTTTAACTGCAGGAGATACGATAATCATATTATGTATGCTCGTATGATGGGATATTCCAATGAACAGTTGTATACATTAAGTCAGAGGATTATATCTCAGAGTAAGAATTGTTTCTTTGGTGAAGCATATAATTTGAGTTATACTGATGTGTATGATTATATGTCTGCGGGCAATAAGCAGAGTTTGAAGAAATGGGAGATCCAGCTTAATATTCATCATCAGGAGTGTGGATATAAATGGGATGAACCAGTTCCGGAAAGTGCATTTGAGGAAGTAGCAGACTATTGTTGTAATGATGTAGTTTCTACAGAAGCAACATTCCACGCTACAGAAGGTGATTGGGTAGCAAGGCAGATATTAGCAGAGTTAAGTGGATTAACAGTTAATGACACAACTAATAATCACTCCACAAGAATTATATTTGGTTATGATAAGAATCCACAGAGTCAGTTTATATATACAGACCTTAGTCAGATGTTCCCAGGATATGTATTCGATCATGGTAAGAGCACTTATAGAGATTTTGAAGTTGGCGAAGGAGGATTTGTATATGCAGAACCAGGTATCTATGGAGATATTGCCCTCATCGATGTTGCGTCAATGCATCCAAGTAGTATCGAGAATCTCAATCTCTTCGGAGACAAATACACAAAAAGATTTTCTGATCTTAAAGCAGCCAGAGTTGCTATTAAGAGAGGTGATCACGACGGATTATCCAAGTTGCTGGATGGAGCCCTCGTTAAATATGTAGATAACGCAGACTTCAATCTTAAAGATTTATCAAACGCATTAAAGACAGTTATAAATTCAGTGTATGGATTAACAAGTGCTAAATTTGATAATAAATTTAGAGATCCTAGAAACATAGATAACATAGTTGCTAAACGTGGTGCATTATTTATGATTGATCTTTTATATGCGGTTAAAGAAAAAGGATTCTGTGTAGCTCATATTAAAACAGATTCAATAAAGATACCAGATGCCACACCTGAAATTATTCAGTTTGTTATGGATTTTGGCAAAAAGTATGGTTATGAGTTTGAACATGAGGCGACATATGATAAGATGTGTTTAGTTAATGACGCAGTTTATATTGCCAAGTATAAAGATGGAGATCATAAATTTGAATTGTCAACTGGAGAAGAAATAACAACTCCATGGACTGCAACCGGAGCAGAGTTTGCAGTACCGTATGTGTTTAAATCATTATTTAGCAAGGGCAAGATTAAATTTGCAGATCTTTGCGTAACAAAGTCAGTAACATCATCGTTATATTTGGATATGAATGAAGGATATCCCGATTATACAGAATATGAAAAGGAGTTAAAGAAACTACTTAAAGAAGAATCTCCAAATGCAGAAAGAATTTCGGAGCTTGAAGAAGAAATAAGAAAATGTCACAATTATATTTTCATCGGTCGTATTGGTCAGTTCTGTCCGATATTACCAGGATGCGGTGGCGGAGAATTGTATTCACTTAGAGATAATGGCAATTATTATTCGGTTGCAGGATGTAAAGGATATCGATTCTTGGAATCTGAAACAGTACATAATGCACATAAAGAAGAAGATATTGATGAGACATATTTCTTAAAGATGACAAGTGATGCTATCGATCACATTTCTAAATTTGGAGATTTTGATTGGTTTGTTTCGGAAGAACCTTATAATGGCTTTATGCCGTTTAAATGATGAGAGGAGAATAAGATGGCAAGAGATGGTTTTTTAACAATTAAAAATGCTAGATTGTTTAGTAGGAATTTTAGTGGAAAGGAGGGAAAGTATAATCCAGCAGGTAGAAGAAATTTCTGTGTATTTATTGACGATCTTAAAGCTGCAGAAGACATGCAGAGAGATGGATGGAATATTCGTTGGCTTGAGCCTAGAGATGAGTCAGAAGCCAGAAGAGCATTTTTGCAGGTAGCGGTATCATATAAGAATAGACCGCCGAAGATCGTATTAGTTAGTAGTAGAGGTCAGACCCAGCTCGGAGAAGAAGAAATCAATATGCTTGACTGGGCAGAAATAGAGAATGTCGATATTACTATTAATCCTTCACATTGGGATGTTAATGGTAAGACCGGCATTAAGGCATATTTGAGATCTATTTATGTAACGATTTATGAAGATGAACTCGATGAGTTATATTCTAATGTTCCGGATAGTGCTCAGAGTTCAGTAATAGATGATGCAATTTGATATTCATCAGAGAGAAGCGTTAAGTAAATTAAAGTCGGGGTCGATTCTAGTTGGTGGAACCGGCTCCGGCAAATCTAGGACAGCATTGGCATATTTCTTTGTTAAAGAATGCGGAGGTAGTATAGAGATATTTGATTTGCCAGAATCTAAGTTTAAACCGATGACAAACCCAAAAGATCTATATATTATTACAACCGCAGCAAAAAGAGATAAAAGGGAATGGGAACAAGAAATGATTCCGTTTTGTCTATTTAAAGATAAAGATAAATGTGTCAACCATATTTCAATAACTATCGATAGCTGGAATAATATTGCAAAGTATGTTGAGGTTAGCGATGCGTTCTTTATTTTTGATGAGCAAAGAGTTGTTGGTTCTGGAAAATGGTCAAAGTCGTTTATTAAAATAACAAAGAATAATAGATGGATATTATTGACAGCAACGCCTGGAGACACATGGTCTGACTATATTCCGGTCTTTATTGCCAATGGCTTTTATAAAAACAGAACACAATTCTGTGCGAGACATGTAGTTTGGTCTAGGTATACAACATATCCTAAAATTGAAAAGTATATTGAAACAGACGTGTTAGAAAGACACAAAAAAGATATTCAAGTAGAGATGAAAGTTGTGAAGCCAACTAGACCACACAGGATTGATATTTTGACGTCTTATGATAAAGACAAATATTCAAAGATAATTAAAGATCGTTGGAATATTTTTGAAGATGTTCCAATAGAGAATGCGCCGCAATATATGACATGTATAAGAAGAGTAGTTAATAGTGATATTTCTAAACTCATAGAATTAGGAAAAGTGTTAGAAAGGCACAAGAAGCTCATAATTTTTTATAATTTTGACTATGAGTTGGAGATGTTAAGAGAATTTGGACAAGGTGTAAAGATAGATATTGGCGAATGGAATGGGCATATACATTCTAAAGTTCCTGAAACTGATAGTTGGATATATTTGGTCCAGTATAATGCGGGCGCTGAAGGATGGAATTGTGTCACAACAAACACAATTGTATTTTTTAGTTTAAGTTATTCATATAGAATGACACATCAAGCTGCCGGAAGAATCGATCGCCGCAACACAGAGTTTAAAGATTTATATTACTATTATTTTTATACAGATTCTAGCATCGATAAAGCCATACTTAAAGCGCTTCAACAGAAAAAAGATTTCAATGAGAAGAAATTTTATGAAAATATGACCTCGTAGAATCTACAAGTCCTCTAATAGAAGGAGAGATAGAATGTATATGTCGATGACATTACAGCCTCTCTTTCTTTATGGCTAAAAGGATATTTTATGAAAGAAAGTGTTTTTCAAGGAGATTTAATAAGGGAAATCAAGAAAGAATTCCCCGGGTGTATTGTATTAAAAAACGATCCGAATTATATTCAAGGTATTCCGGATTTATTAATATTATATAAAGATCGATGGGCTGCTTTAGAGTGCAAAGCAACTAGTAATTCATCACACCAACCAAATCAAGATTTTTATATTTTAAAGATGGATAAAATGTCCTTTGCGAGGTTCATATATCCCGAAAATAAAGAGGAGATATTAGATGAACTTCAACGATCATTCCGAGTTAGAAGGACTTCACGCATTTCTTAGTGCGAGTAAGTATCATTGGATTAATTATGATGAGGAAAAATTATATTCCGCATATGCTAACTATAGAGCCGCGGAACAAGGAACAATCCTTCATGATTTTGCCAAACAATGCATATTACTTGGACAAAGACTCGATGAAATTCCAAAAACTTTGAATATGTATGTAAATGATGCTATAGGATTTAAAATGCAACCAGAACAAGTTTTATATTATTCACCATATTGTTTTGGGACAGCCGATTCTATTTCTTTTAAGCATAATATGTTAAGAATACACGATCTAAAAACTGGAAAAGGAGTAACACATTTTGAACAGTTGATGGTGTACACAGCTATATTTTGTTTAGAATACGATATAGATATTTCAGACATAGAAGTAGAATTGAGAATATATCAAAATAATAAAGTTAGAGTTTATATTCCCGAGATAACGGACATTGTTCCGATAATGGATAAAATAGTAACCAGTTCAAGATTAATTGAGGAATGGGAAAATAGCGATGAGTAAAAAAATGTATTTACAGCATACCGGGACTCCGCAAAATTTTGATTATGATCCGCATGGTTCTGGAAGATATCGTGAAGGTTCTGGAGAAAATCCACATCAGCATGGTTTTCATTTTTTAGCTGAAATTGAAAAATTGAGAAAAGAAGAAGGTCTATCAGACACAGAAATAGCTAAAAGGATGGGATATTCTACAGGAGAATGGAGAGCGAAGAGAACTGTAGAAAGAAATGCATATAAACAGCATCAATTATATCAAATACAAAATTATAAAGCTAAAGGGTGGTCCAACACTGCAATAGCGGATAAACTAGGAATATCCGAAGGCGCTGTTCGCAGCATGCTAAAAAATCCAGATAAAGTTAGAGACGCTGAGTTGGAAAATACTGTTAATGTACTTAAAGAGTCTTTTAAGAATAAAGAATACATTGATGTATCAGAAGGTTCGGAAAGAATGCTCGGCATATCTAGAACAAAAATGGAGGCAGCATTAGCACAATTAAAAAAGGAAGGATATGAAGTAAAACCGATACAAGTAAAGCAAATAAATTCTAATACCGGTCAGAAAACAACAACACTTGTTTTAGCACCAAAAGATGGTTTAAAAGGAAAAGCTTTAGCCATTGATATTTACAATAATTTGGATAAAGTGTCGTTAATAACAGAATATCATTCCGAAGATAATGGTCTTACTTGGGGAAATATTAAACCCCCAGTATCTGTAGATAGTAGTAGAATAGCTTTTAATTATGCAGATAAAAATGGAATACAGCCAAAAGATGGAGTAATAGAATTAAGACCAGGCGTCGAAGATATTTCTTTAGGAAATTCCAAATATGCCCAAGTTCGAATAGCCGTTGATAATAAATATTATATTAAGGGAATGGCTATATATAACAATAATCTACCAAAAGGAGTAGATATTTTAGTAAATACAAATAAGGCAGAAGGAGCACCAATAGAAAAGGTTCTTAAACCAATGAAGACCGTTGATGGAACCCCGAATGGGCCAATAGATAAAGATAATCCATTTGGTGCAACCATAATGGCCGGAGGACAAAGAGAATATATAGGAAAAGACGGACAAAAACATCAATCGGCAATAAATAAAGTTAATGATGAAGGATCATGGGGAGAATGGGATAGAACATTAGCTGCCCAATTCTTATCTAAACAAGATTTAGCTTTAGCGAAGAAGCAACTGAACATAACATATTTAAATAAAAAAGACGAATTCGATGAGATAAAGAATATTCAGAATTCTACCGTTAGACAGAAAATGCTTCAATCATTTGCCGACGATTGTGATACTTCTTCTGCAGATTTAAAAGCCGCAGCAATGCCAAGACAAGCATCTCAGGTCTTATTGCCATTAGAAAGCATAAAGGAAAATGAAATATATGCTCCAAATTTTAATGATGGGGAACATGTATGTCTTGTAAGATATCCTCATTCTGGACCAATAGAGATAGTAGATCTTAAAGTTAATAATAAAAATAAAGAGGCCATATCTATATTTGGAAAAACACCGAAAGATTGTGTAGTGGTAAATCCTAAAGTGGCGCCGAAATTATCAGGAGCAGACTTCGATGGAGATTCGGTCGTTGTTATTCCAAATAAAAATGGTAAAGTTATTAAACATTTGGGCAATATAAATCCATCGCCCGAATTATTAACTCTTCAAGATTTTGATACTAAGACTGCATTTCCCGGATATCCTGGCATGAAGAAGATGACAGAAAAAGGTAAAGGATTGGAAATGGGAAAAGCAGCTAATCTTATTACTGATATGACTGTTCGAGGATGTTCGGATGATGAATTAGTTAGAGCCATAAAATATTCAATGGTTGTAGTGGATGCGTATAAGCATGAATTGGATTGGAAAGGCGCGGCAAAAGAATATAATATAAAAGAATTAAAGAATAAATATCAACATAATAGCGAGACAGGTAAAGATGGAGGTGCATCTACCTTATTGTCAAGAGCTAAATCTCCAGAATATGTAGATGAGAGGAAGCTATATGTTAAGACCGACCCCCAGACAGGGAAAAAAGTATTTACAGAGACAGGTCGAACCAAGAATAAGGTAAAGAAACTACCCGATGGTACCAAGGTATACCTAGACGAAGAGGTTAAGGTCCAAACAAAGTCTAAAAAGATGTTAGAAACGGATGACGCATTCTCTTTAGCTTCCGATCCAAAAAATCCGTTACCCATGGAGGCAGCATATGCCATATATGCTAATAGAATGAAGCAAATGGCCAATGAGGCTAGACTGGAAGCATTAAATATTAAGGCGGAACCAGTATCTAAGGCTGCTAGAGTCACATATGCTAAAGAAGTAACGGATCTAGAAAAGAAATTAAACACTGCATTATCTAATGCGCCATATGAAAGACAAGCTCAAAGGATAGCTAATGTAGAAATAAAGGCTAAGAGAGACGCTAACCCTAGTATGACCGACTCAGAAATAAGGAAGAAGGGGCAGCAGGCTTTGAATGCGGCTAGAAATAGGTGTATTCCAGGAGGAAAAAAAGAAAGGATCAAGATTACAGAAAAAGAATGGGAAGCTATAAATGCTAACGCTATTCCCTCGACACAATTAAAAAGAATACTAAACAATACTAATCTTGATGATATAAAAGAATTGGCTACACCTAGGGAGAAGGTTAAAGGATTAACACCATCAAAGATTGCAAGCGCAAAAGCAAAACTCAATTCAGGTTATTACACACAAGCTGACGTTGCTAAAGAACTTGGAATTTCGGTAACAACTTTGATGAAGTACATTAATTAAAGTCATTTGTTTGAGGATTAACATGAAAGAAACTAAAAGTAAAGAGTTCTTCATTACAACAACCGATAACCCGTACGATTACTTTAAACAGTTTGATGAGTGGCTGGCCTTTGATCGTCAAATGGGCCACTATACTTTAGAGTACCTAGCCCGTATAGTACGGGACGCCCCTGATTTAAGTGAAGAACAAGAAAACGAAGAAATTGAAGACGCAATTAACAAAATTATTGAATGGAACGGTCCAATGTATAAAAAAGTATACCGCTCTTAAAATTCAAAGCATGTTAATTGAGTTAAAAAGTAGCAATGAATTAATAAAAAGAGGTGTAAATAGACCTCTGGGACATTTAAAAGACATGGGAGGGGGGTCTCGAAAAAACACCCCCCACCCTAGAT